CGGAGTCCGATCGAACGGTTAATAGTGGCGGGCGATAACGATAAGGCAGGGCGTAGATTTAACGAACAAGTTATCGGAAAATTGCGAGGATATGTTGCGTTAGAAGTCGTGACGGCGTATCCGGAAGGCGTAAAGGATGCGAACGAGGCGAGAGTCAACGGGAAATTTATGGGTATTAAGTCGGGAAATGTCGAAATATTTCGGAACATTATGCGGAAATAAAGATGTATAATAAATGCATGTAATACTACCGTAACATTTACGTAATAATCGTAATGCCTTACGTACGTGAAAACTCGTACTCACGGTCGGCGGAGGGGCGAAATTACTACTCCTCCTCGTCTGTGTGACGAATCCATTCGTAAAGGTCTTCGATAGTGCATCCGAGTATGGTGGCGACATTCTTGGCGGTTTCAACATTCGGCTTGTATCGAAGGCTAACCCAGTCTGTGATTTGTTGTTTCGACTTTCCGACCATATACGATAGCTGCGTTTGGGTTATACCTTTACGTTCGCATAATTCCGGGATTCGGCACCGGCCGACCTTATACGTATTGAACACCTCCTAATTGAGTGTCCAATTAACTATTTTAATACAATGAAGAAATATTTTCCACTATGATTATTCTTTCGTTATTTTAACAACTTTTTCTATCGGAACATCGAGGTATATACAGATATTTTCTATGGTAGATAGGTATATTTTTAAACCTGTTGTTTTGTGGCCTTTTTTGATGTTTGTTAATGTAGCTGGACTCGCAACTACTCCACGTAAGTCACTCATATTCATACCTTTATCATCTAAGGTTTCAAATAGTGGAGAGAAGTCTATCATACTAATTCCTCCTTTAAAAAATGTACACACATATGAACATTTTATGTTTACACGTCTGAACATTTTTGGTACAATCATATTATAACCGATATAAAACAAAAAAGATAGAGATAAATTGGAAGGAGTGGTAAATTTGGACTATGTACGACGAGAGATATTTGACACAATTGAAGATAAAGACCTTGATTTCAAAAAGATAGCCCGTTTAATAGGTTTAACCCCTAGATCCTTTGAGTATTTTCGAAACGGAGAACGCAATCTCGGATTTAGGTATATGATCAAATTGTCGTACGTAGTTAGTCCAAAAGAACCCCATAAAAAGTTATCAGAATGGTGTTTAAGCTTTGATAGTTCTGAGTTAATAAAAAATTCCTTTGAATACGCAGCGATCACCCGAAACGTTGATCTATTAGGTAAGTTGCTTGAACTACATAAAAATTCGACAGGAACAATTAAAGAGTGTACACAAATTTACGGTTTTATATACCAAGGAATGAATAATCGATTAAATTACTCAGATATCATTAAAAAAATAATGGAACTTAAAAGCATTAAAGATAGCGCTCTACAAATATTAGTTGAAATAAATAAATGTATTGGCTATTTTCATCAAAGAAGGTTTTTAACATTACCGAACGATATATACGAAATTGAGTGTAAGATTAACAAAATGAGTGATAAAAGAGAATTATTTTTAAAAGAATGCTTTTTACATCGATTATCTGAGATAGCATGCCACTCGTATCTTCACTTAAATAATCTAAATCTTGCACGTCACTACGCAAGAATCTTAATCAACGCAAATATGAACTTAAAAGTTAAATCCGAGGCATATTACGTTTTAGGAATGTCGTACTTAAATGAAGATGTCGACAGATGTATAAAGTACTTAGAAAAAAGTCTTTCAATCATGAAGTTGACTGGAATTGATTTTCTTGTTGAGTTTTCAGAATATAATTTAAATTGCGCTAAACTTTACTCAGATATTAAACTGCCTGATAATGCAGATCCTTCTTTACTTATGTTCGAGAGTTATAAGAATAATAAAGTTGAAAAGAAATTTGCGCTAAAAGTAATTAAAGAGAGTGGAGATCCTGATTTAATTTCTTTGTTTGAAGGAATATGTGAAGAAGGGAATAGTGAGCTTCATAATAAGTTTCATGATTTTTTTTCTGATGCTAACTTTTACTTCGCGGCCATTGTCGTGAAGGAGCTGATGAATAGAGGAGAGAATTCAGCGTTCATTAAATCTTTAACAAAACTAACTATTTTTAAAAAGGGAGATGTTTTATTTGAAGAAAACTTTATTAACTGTTTTAACAATCGTGACATTATTAACGGTAGCAATTGCGCTTAATCCTACTGACAAAAATGAGAGTGCAAGCTTAGATACTCCTGATGGCTACGTCGATTCTGCTGGTAAAGTAACTCCTGGAATGTAAGGAAAAATAAAATAAATTATTCAATCGAGCGCCCAATCAAAAGGGTGCTCTTTTTTATATAATGTTCATACGTCTGAACAAAAATGTTTTTTGGAGACTTTGTTCGTTTTTGGCAAGAATGTCCATAAATGGTTGTATTATAAGGTCAAGCAAGAAAAATAAAAACAAAATTTTAAAAAAAGTTTTAGAAATGATGTCCGAAACTAAAAGGTCGTGCGTCAGAGTATATGTAAGGAGGAGATAATAAAATGAACGAACAACAAAAACTTCATATTAATAGTCTAGTAGGTGGTTATTTAGAGACAAAATCGGAGGTAGCCTTCGCAAGCATATACGAAGCTCTTTCGAAAGTGTACGAAAATAAACTAACGTACTGGGAGGCGACTACATCGCTAGTAGAATCGCACGACACACGGCAAATGTTCGACGATGTACTACTAAGCGTATTACGAAGCATCGAAACAAACGGAGGCGACTTCGTAAAGTTATTCGCAAGGTCGATAAACAATCGATTCAAGTCGCTACTCCGGAAAGTACGCACTAGACGAAATTATGAAACACTCGAATCAACGTTAAACAATGACGAAGAGGATGCGGCAACATTCGAAATCGTCGACGAATTTAATCTCGAAGAAGAAGTTATCGAAGGAATTACGCGGAAAAAGAAAAACGACCAGCGGCAACTGATCGAATTTCTAGTCCGTGGGGAGAACGAAAGAACGACGGCAATCGTTCAAACGTATCTCTCAACCGATTTGAAAACACCGACGGCAATCGGTAAGCATCTCGGTCTTGACCACAAACAAGTATCACGCATTTTGAATCGCCTGGCGGGCAAATTCAGTACTAAACAGTTCGGAAATTATCATGACTACTTAGTAGCGCTTTAATTTATATAGGACGGATATGGCGATTAGGCATGTCGTCATATCACGGTTCCTATTGCTATTATACGTTTATTCGTATAAAACGGCTATCAAAAGTGTACGACAAATGATAGTAAATTTCAACTACAAAAATATTACGAGGTGATTACAATGAAACGTAATGACGTTTACAGTCTTATTATACACGAAAATAAGTCGTCTTATTCGATAGATGACGAAAATATATACGCAATCTATAACGGAAGCTACGCGAAGGATGAAGATCCGGCAGATTACATTCGTCCGATCAAGGCGGTGCGAGTCGGATGAAAAGATATAACGTTACAGATCACGCAATAAAACGATGTGTAGAACGGTTAAATAAAACAGCCGGAAACGCAAAGGCGCATCTGAACGATTTAATGCAAACGGCATATTTTAACGGAAATGTTCCGCACCCTAGCGGTAAAATTCACAAAGTTTACGATCATGTAAAATCTCGAACTCGTCTTATCGTTAGCGAGGACGATTTCATTATTACCGTTTATAAATTTCCGAAGCTGCCCGAAGTTGAGTCGCCAAAGCCGATATTATCCGAAGTACCAACGTTCCTTCGCGATAAAGTTACTCAAGTAGTCCAACGAGAACTTGCTCGCTTCGAATCAAAAGAGCGAAAGGTTGAGCGTCGTAATTCGCTATCGAAAGCGGAACTAGAAATCGAAGTGGCCGAATTGAAACTACGGTTATTACGCGCTAGATCCGAATCGAAAAAGATGGCGTTGCAAGCTCGACTTGAAGCCGTTCAGATACGAATAGACGAACTTGACAACGAAATTAACGAAGTTAAACGCGAGAAAACAGCGGTAGCGAAAGGAGTTGCAGCGTACTTATGACCACGCAAGATTGGGCGTTTCTAATATTCGGAGTCGGTACGGTATTCCTGGCGCTACTAATGATGTGGTGTATAACGAAAGAAGCACGAAAAAGAACGGAATAAGCGGAATAAACGCGAAGCTTCTTGCTTCCGTTGGAAGATACGATGGCGATCCGTTAAGAATGAGCGCGGCGGCTAACGCTGTTCGGACGTAATATACTCGTATCTCGCAACGGGCGCGGGAATTATCCGGCGTTCGACAAAAAACAAAACGAAGGGAAGCGGTTAAATGAGTCAATTCAAACGAGGCGCAGCTGCATTAGGAGCGTTATCACAAAGCGGAGGAGAAAGCGCACCGAAAGCGGAAATAACGAAATTTAAATCCGGTACTACGTTAAAAGTTCGCGTAAAAGGTCCGTATGATCTAGTCCAGTATTTCGCGTATGGTATCTTCGGAAAGGTTAATACGTTCATCGCGAAGAACCCTCCAGAAAGAAATGCGAGAGGCTTCGTCACTGCGAATCATACGCCATGGGATCGCGCAAGCCAATACTACTACGATTTAGCAGCGAAAGATGGCGCCAATGCTGACGAATATAAGAACCTCGGCTATCAATTTAAAGGTAAGGAGCGCTTCTTGATGGGATTCGCTAACATCGAAACTGGCGAAGACATTATCGTTGACCTTACGAAAGCACAGGCGCAAGGCATCTACGAAACAATTCTCGAATATTGCGAAAAGGATGCGGACGGCAACGTAATCGATGGAGGCGAACACGAATTTAAAGACATGGCGTTCAAGCTATCGAAAAAGGGAACGTCGACATCAACTTCGGTAACACTCGCGCCAATTATCAACCTTGCGAAAGGCTTGACGGACGAGGAGCGTAAGAATTTCGAAGCGACTGCTGATTCCGAATTTGACGCCAGCCTATTCGATTCCGTGCTTTACGAATCTGACGAAGAAGAAATGATTAAGGCGCTAGTGAAAGCGGACTTTGACATTAGTTTACTCGGACTAAGTATCGGAGGAAATAGCGCGCCAGCCGACGAAGATGTTACGCCAATCGGTGACGAAACTAATGCGGAAGACTACGACTTCTAGGCGGTCGAGTCTTTCCGTAATGACTAAATAACGAAAGGGAGCGATAGTATGGGCGTAGATTGGTATCCTTGCGAAAGTTGTGGCGATACATTTCCTGACGCAGGCTATTACGTTTATTGCGAAGGGTGTGGGCGTCAATGGTGTTCGGACGGTTGCGCTAGTTCTGACGGTTACGAATGTCCGGTAGACGAAGAAGGCGAAGAAATAATCGAGGAAAGTACTTGCGGTTATTGTCGCGGTGAACAATTTGACGATGACGAAATATTAGCGGAAGCACTTAACTTACTCGGAAAGTCTCGAGAAGACATTATCGGAATTTTAAAAGCGAAGAAGGAGGCGAAGTAATTTGGCACACGAAACGCAAATTCTCGGAAAAGTATCGGAAATCACCGCAGCACTGGCGCTAATCGCTAACGGATGGGAAGTGGCGGAGCCAGTCATGGCGGAAGAATACGATTTAGTAGCGAAAGACCCTATCGATAAGAAGTGGCGGACGTTCCAAGTCAAGTCGCTCCGCCGACGTTCCGACCGCAATAACGAAATGGTTATCGTAGGACGAAAGAATAACGGAGGCACGTATCAACCGTCAGAAGTCGATTACATGCTCGGAGTAGACACCGTTAATGACGTAGTCTACATGGTTGAGTGCTCCGGATTATCCGAATATTGGGCGAGCGAATCTACGGCTGCGAAACGTTGGGTCGAATTGTCTGCGAAGGAAGTCGTCGAAGCGATTACGGAAAATAACGAAGTGGAGGCGGTATGATGAAAACGACTAAATCACGCAAGGAGCGCCGAGCAGAAGCGCGTAAGAATAAAACGGAATTTGTGCCGGTATATAACGGGAATGCTCCGAAAACTTACGAAGAAATGTACGGTGTCGGCTACGAACGTTTCAATAATAAATTCGATACTATTTCGAAGGGGGCTAATTAATATGGCGAAAATTACGTTAGAAAACGGAGCAACATTCGAAGGTACAGTCGAAGAAATACAGGCGTTAGTGGAAGCGTTTGGCGTAGAGAAAGAGGCGGAAGTCGCGGAACTTACCGAATCTGAATATCGCAAAATTACTAGATACGGCATCGGCGATTTCGTAAAGTTTACGGATACTGGCGACTTACCTTCGTATATTAAGCCCGACAAGTATTACGAAATCGTCGAAATTGACGGCGGGGATGCGGTAATAAATGACGAAGATGGCGATTCGTTTGATACGTGCGGATATGACGTTGAGTATTTCGAAAAGGATGGCGGAGAGGAAGTCGTGGCCGAGACGTTGAAAGTCGGAGATTATGCGAAGGTTGTACGCCGAGTGAATGAATTCGAAAAAGGAAATATCGTTAAGATAGTCGGGGAGAAAGCGGATGGTAGCGTCAGTGGTTTCGATTTTAAAGTAAATTTCGTTAATGTTACCGGAGCAAGTAAAATTGAAGGCCAAACTTACGGTTATATCGATGCTAAGAATATCGTAAAAGCGACGGAATCCGAAATCGCAGAAGCTAAAGCGGAAGCCGAACGCCAAGCAGCGAATGCTAAGTGGGCGAAGATTGGTCGGAAGCCTAACGAATATAAGGAAGGCGATGTCGTTCACGACGGTTCTGATAGACCGATTTTCACCGTCCTAAGTTGCTACGAAATTGCCGAACGAAACGTACAGTTTTACGGAGATGACGGTAGCTTTACCGTAGATATCGAAAACATCGAACTTATCACGCCAGTCGAAGCGAGATTTGACCGTGCCTAACGCGTCAGCTAACGCGTCAGCTAAATGCGCCAACTGTCCGCAAGTCCTCAACGAAGGTCAGTCCGCAGTATATGACGAACTAGCCGACGCTTACTTTTGTGACCGCGCTTGTCATGCGGAATGGCTGACGGAACATGTGGCGGAGTATCAACGGAAGAATGTAGTAAGCGTTGATTTGTGACGGCGATACCACGAAGTTAGGAGGTCGATATAGTGGCGCCTAGATTACGAGTTAACTTAACGGAGACCACCGAAAACAACGAAGCGGTCGAGCGTATTAAAGCGGCTGGAGAACGGAAGAAGGCGGCAACCGAGACGATGGATGAAGCGTGGCAACGGATTCTATCGATGAAAAACAGCGACGCCGACCAAGCGAAGTTATTCGAAGTAAAGCGGGCGATGGCGGAAGGTACGATAGGCAGGTTGCCTTCCGATTCGTCCAAGCGTTTTAGTAAAGCGGAGGCGCTTCGGCTTCATAAACAGTTAGCGGAGAGCCAACGTGAGCAGAAAATAGCGGAGTTAGTTGCGAAGACTCCGGATAATTACCATCTCGTTACTGACGGCAATCAGTTGCGAGGCATGATCGAAGACATTAAGAGTTCGGATTTAATAGCGGTCGACTGCGAAACGTTCGGCGAGAACGACGGCGCACTTGACCCGTGGCGAGGTGAGATGGCGGGATTCTCCGTCTCCACTCGTCAGAATCATTATTATGTACCGTTAAAGCATAGCGTTCAGTACCGACATGATTATAAAGGAATACCGCATGACTTTGTAATGTTTAAGGTTAAAGAAACGTTAGAATCGGCATCTATCGTAATGCACAACGCACCTTTCGATTGTAAATGGTTCGCGGTTAAATACGGAATTAACTTGACGGACGCCTTACACGCTGACACTCGTATCATGGCGATGGCACTCGACGAAAACCGTTCGCATCGATTAAAAGACTTGCTTACGGATTGGCTTAAAGAGCCGAGCGATAATTTCGACCAACTGTTCGGTAAGACTCCGTTCAATGAGTTCGATTTAGACGTAGCTTTACCTTATGCTGCCGGAGATACCGAGAAGACGTTAAAACTCTACGATTGGATAATGCGACATCTTAACATGGATAAGTTAGCGGATATCAAGCGTTTAATCTTCGAAATAGAGATGCCGGTCGCTCGTCAGTTTATCAAGTCGGATATTCGCGGAATTAAGTTCGACGTAGAACGAGCGCTTAAACTTGACGAAAAGTTAGCGAAGGAAGAAGCGGAACTACAAGCGGAAATCTTTGACCTTATCGGAAAAGAAATCAACATTAATTCGCCGATCCAATTAAAGCGCGTCTTATTCGAAGAGTTACGCCTAAACGATTACGAGAAAGGATCTACGGGAGTTCGAGCGTTAAAGAAAATAAAGAACGAGCATCCAGTGGTTACGAAGCTTCTTGAATATCGTGAGGTCGGTAAACTACGCCAGGCATTTACACAAAAACTTCCGAACGAGGTTAAGTCGGACGGTAAGATTCATCCGTGGCATAATTCGTGGGGAGCTGCGACTGGACGATTCACTTGTTCGAATCCTAATACGCAACAAATTCCGGCTAAACGTCCGGAGATCCGTCATCTATTTAAAGCGAGCGGTCCAGACCGTATTCTCGTATCGATCGACTATTCGCAGATTGAGCTCCGAGTATTGGCGCATCTAGCGAACGAGCCAGCGTTAATTGAAGCGTTCGAACAAGGTCGCGACATTCACTCGACGACTGCAGCGATGATATCTAACGGTAAATATACGTACGAAGACGTCGAAGCAAACAAAGATACCGACGGTCACGAATGTCAGAAATTACGTAAGCAAGCGAAGGTTGTTAACTTCGGCATAGTTTACGGAATGGGAGCGAATAAGCTCGGTGATACGTTAGGGATTACGAAGGACGAAGCGCAAACGATTATCGATAACTATTTCAAAGGTTATTCGGGGATCAAGCGTTATATGGACGAACAGCATGCGAAAGTTAAGAAGCAAGGATTTATAACGGACATCTTCGGAAGAAAGCGCAGATTACACTCGGAAGTAAAAGCGCGTGAGAAGTGGAAATTGTTTTCAGCGTTAAGGATGGCGGGGAATTTCCCGATTCAAGCTAGCGCAGGCTCGATACTGAAGAAAGCGGTCGTTGATATGCAGACGTTATTACCGAAACTTGATTCGTATATATTGCTACAGGTTCACGATGAGCTTGTATTTGATTGTCCGAGGAATATTTCGCGAGATTCACTGTACGAGATTGCTAGAACGATGGAACGTGCGGTTAAGATGGTCGTTCCGGTCCGGTGTGACGTAGAGATAAATCCGGAAAGATGGCTCGAAAAAATAAACGAAACGGAGTGGTTCGATGAATAAAACTTACGTTGTACTGGATTTAGAAACAACGGGGCTTGATTATAAAACGGAGCAAATTACGGAAATTGGCGCTATCAAAATCGACGAAAACTTCAACGAGATCGACCGATTCCATACGTTAGTAGCGCTTGAAGAAGGTCGCGAACTACCGGAATTTATTACGAAATTAACCGGAATTACAACCGAAGATTTAATCGGCCAGCCTTCGGAAGAGCGAGCGCTTGAGGAACTCGCTAATTTTATCGGAGACTCAATCGTAGTAGCGCAGAATGCTCCGTTTGATTTATCGTTCATTAGTCGCGGAGGAATACAGCCGAAAGAGTTTATATGTACTCGCGCACTGGTTCGATATGTTGAGCCGGAATTATCAGCCAGTCTGAAAGACGTTACCAAACGTAATGGTATTTCGTTAGAAGGGCACCACCGCGCGTTGAATGATGTCGAAGCAACTATCGAAGTATTAAAGACTTATCTTGCTAGAAATAACGAAGAAATCTACGATCCTACTAACGTTGTACTCGACGAGCCGAGCCGTCCGTTAAAATTTGTTCCGAGATATGCTGCGGTAAGAAAAGTCGCTTATGTAGCGCTAGACCTTTACGAGTTAAGTCAAATCGAAGAACACCGGATAAATGATTCGTTACGAAAAAGGATTGCGGAAGTTTCCGTAAGAATGGAGGAGTTTTAATGATTACGATTGAAAAATACGAAGCACCTAGCTGCAAATACTGCAAAATGGTCGACGCCTACTTACGATCGGAATCCGAATTCATCGCCGAACAAAATTTAACGATAGAGACTATCGACGTCATCAACGATCTAACCGAATCCGAACGCCAAACACTTCCGTATTCGAGCGTTCCGTTCATGCTATTTTACCGCAACGGCGTACTAATGGCGAAGTCGCACGGCATGGCTATTCCGGACGAATTCCGAGATTGCGTACAGATTGCGAAGGAAAGTAAGTAATGGATGCGCTGAGAGGATTCGTAATTAGTTGTGTAATCCTGGCGTTGATAATTATCGGATGGGAGGCGTTTTTATGAATCAAGGCATTAAGGCGGAATTATACGATCGCGTCATTAAGTTTATGGATGATAACGGAATAACTTGCGAAGAAACAATACATCAATGCGATTGGGTAATCGAAAATGCTTACGAATTTATCGAAGATTTATTCCGGATAGTTGAACCGGATTTGGAAATCGAAAAGGAGGCCGAATAATTATGGCGGATAAATTAACGACAGTAAGTACTGGCGGCGATGATAGCGTTGGTTACTACGTTAACGGAAAACTTTTCGCGGAGATTCATTGCAACGATTTCGACTCCGAGATTGAGCCAGTATATCGCGGAATTATGCGCGAGTTTAACGTTAAGGAATTCGAGAACTTGTATATGACGGACAGTGACTATGAAAAGTACTCCGATAACGGTTGGGAACATTTCGAAGATTTATCGGAATATGAGTTACAGAAGGAGGACGAATAATTGACGAAAACTAACGGAACTACAGCAGCGGCGGCTTTACGCGCAGGACTATCGGAATTTCAAGGATCAAAAGGCGACCGAATCGTCCGCGAATTCCTCGAACAAATTGACGCTTACTACGCGTCACCTTCGACCGGCTTCTACGATAACCGAATCGAACGGCGATATCTCGAACAGAAACTACGCCATCTAGCGTGGAAACCGTATCCGAACGACGGTTTGGTAACGTTCGGGGCTTCCGGAACTAATCTTTGCGATAGGCAGGCAGTGTTTAAATTCGGAGGAACAAAACCGGAAAAGTCGGACGATATTCCGTTTAGAGGACGCCAACGTCGCGTCGGTAATGCGGTCGTCGATTACTTCCAGCTCGATCTCGTTCATATGCAGAAGCGTCTCGGCAAAGGCGCGAAGTTTACGATGGCTGAAGCGTGGAACGAATACGAAAATAGTGACGGATCAACTTATCGCGTTAAAGAATGGCGTATGGAAGATGCAGCGCAAGTCCGTAAGGTCTTCGAATATGACGGAGTTAAATTCGCTATCACTGCAAAGCCCGATGGAATATTCGATTATGAAGGCGGCAACCTTTTATTCGAATATAAAACGAAGGCTAGCGGATTGGTCGCGATGAACGGCAAACTCGACTTTAAAGGCGCTCAGGACGATCACTTGCGCCAGGTTACGGCTGAATCGCTTGTATTCGGAATTAACGAAGGATTACTCGTTTATGAATCTACGGAAAAGCCGGCGTGGTTCTCGGACGAAGATAACAAAAACGTTCCGAAAACGCGTAAGACTTGGCGCGATGGTAAGCCGGTTAGCGATATCCGACCGTTCTATTTCGAAATAACAGAAGCGCAACAAGAGGCGTTATTGCGAGACTTGGCGGCTCAGGCGAAACTAATCTACGCTAAGGAAGTTCCGGAGATGGTCGTTGATATGACGAGTAAATGCGGTTTCTGTCCATTCTCGAAGCATTGTAAAGCGTCATTAACTGACGAAGAAAGATCGTCGCTAGTCGAAGCTGAACAACGTTACGCGAAGTCTCGTGAAGCCGGTAAGTATGCGCATCGTAATCTAATAAATTATCTCGACGGAGTATCGTCATGAGAGTTCTCGCGTTCGACACTTCGCTCGGACTTCCGGGTGTAGCAGTCGTCGAAGTCGTCCGAGGCAAGCCGAAAATAGTCGCAGTCGGCTCCGTCAAAACGAATTCTAACGATACTTACGCAGCTCGCACGAAACATATCGAAGCTTATATGCATTTATTTATTCGCAATAACATCGGAAAACACGGATTCGACGCGGTTGTTCGCGAGGCTTATGCGGGAAAGATGCCGAATGTTAACTACGCAATATTCTCGGCTTGGAACGCTTGTGACCGCGCCCTTGCCGACTTTAACCTAGCCGTAACAGAAAAGCCGATAGGGCAGGCGACAGTCAAGCGCCTGGTCTTCGGTAAAGGTAAGGCGGAAAAGGAAGAGTTGGCGGAGGCGGTTCGTAAGTGGACCGGATATACTGGCGAATTTAAGACAGCGGACGAGAGTGACGCGGTTGCTATCGCCTTAGCGTATTTAATTGACGAAGGAGTGATTACGAAATGAGCGAAGGAATACCGCCATCCAACCTCGCGGCCTTACTTAACGGACAGCAACAACGCCAAGCTGACGCCGAATTCGAAATAGCGCGACTAGAACGGAAGCTTATCGAACAGCGCCTCGAATATGAATCGGCGACAGAGGCGGTAAGGGCTATCGAAAGTTTAATCGAAAAGGAGAGGAAACGATGAAACTGATTACGACTATCGAAGTAGAAAAGAAGTATAGCGAGGAAGAGATTGTGGATATCAAGTCACTATCGGACGAACAAGTGTCGGAATACTTCGTAAGTTGGGAGAATTGTGTCATCGAAATGATTAACGAAAACTTTGAAGGCGATGTTTCCATTAAAGTAGCGTTCGAATTAAAGGAGGAAGCGAAATGACGACGATATTTTCAATCGCAGCGCTAGTATGCCTCGGATTCTTGGCGCTATGTTATTTAATCGCAGATACGGACGGAAAACCTGGTGCAATTATCGGAAAGGTGGTCGGATTGGCTTGCGTAGCGATTCCGGCTGGCGTGATAATTGGCGGCCTTATCGGTAGACTGTTCGGATGATTATCGCATACCATTCGCTAACAGGAAACGTTAAAAGGTTCCTCGATAGGTGCGAATTCGCTTTCGTAAATATTGCGGATGTCAGCACGCTAGATGAGCCGTTTATTATCGTTACAAATACGATTGGCTTCGGTCAAGTTCCGGGGCCAGTCAGCGATTTTTTAAACCGGAACAGAGAGCGATTGGTCGGCGTAGCTGCGAGCGGTAACCGTAATTGGGGCGCTAACTTTGCGAAGGCTGCTGACTTAATTTCGTTACAATACGGCGTGCCGATCGTTCATAAGTTCGAACTATCTGGAACGGAAGAAGACGTAAAAATATTCACGGAGAGGGTGTACGCTATTGACGAATTTAACACACATCGAAATTAATAACGAGGTAGGGCGCTTCAAAGACGACATTGCAATCGGAGAATTTGACGCAGCGTTCAAGCGCCTCAAAAAAGATAAAGACGCTGTTATCGAATTTATGCGAGAGGTTGACGACAAGCTCGTTAAGTTCGGAAGCGTCACCGAGAGAATGCGTTATTTAATAGATAACGATTTCTACTACGATGTTTACGAACAATATACGGAGGATCAAGTAACGTTCTTACACGACTTAGCTTACGCATACGGATTCGAATTTCAATCGTATATGGCAGCGTCTAAGTTTTATAAGGATTATGCGCTAAAGACGGACGATAAGCGCCAGTACCTCGAAAACTACGAAGATCATGTCGTTATCGTGGCGTTATACCTCGGTCAAGGTAATTACGATTTAGCCGTTCGTTTAACGCGTTCGATGATGGAGCAACGTTACCAACCGGCAACTCCGACGTTCTTAAACGCAGGAAGGTCGAGACGTGGCGAAATGGTATCGTGCTTCTTATTAGAGGCGGATGATTCGCTTAATTCAATTAACTACGTAGATAGTACGGCGAAACAGTTATCGAAGATAGGCGGAGGCGTTGCAATTAACCTTTCGAAGGTACGCGAACGTGGCGGTCCGATTAAAGGAATACAGAATGCGACGAAGGGCGTTGTGCCTGTCGCTAAGATGCTCGAACATAGCTTCGACTATGCGGATCAAGCCGGACAAAGACCGGGAGCCGGCGCCGTTTACTTAAATATCTTCCATATCGACGTACCTGAATTCTTAGATACGAAAAAGATTAACGCTGATGAAAGTATTCGCCTTGCAACGATATCGACCGGGTTAATCGTTCCTAGCAAATTCTTTGAACTAGCCGAAAAAGGCGAGTCGTTCAGTATGTTCGCGCCACATTCCGTCTATAAAGAATACGATCAGCACCTCGATGATATGGATATGAACGAAATGTATGACGAATTAGTCGCGAATCCTAACGTTAAAAAGAAACCGATGGATGCTCGCGAAATGTTAAATAAGATCGCTCAGACGCAATTACAGTCCGGGTATCCGTATCTATTCTTTAAAGATAACGCTAACGATGTCCATGCGGTAGGTAATCTCGGCAATATTAAACAAACTAATCTCTGCACAGAAATTTTTAACGTACAACAAACGTCAATCATCAACGACTACGGAACCGACGACGAAATCAAATACGACATCTCTTGCAATCTCGGATCTCTTAACATCGTAAACGTAATGGAATCCGGTAAGCTACGCGAGTCCGTTCACGAAGGTATCGAAGCCTTAACGATAGTGTCCGACATAACGAAAATACCAAACGCACCAGGCGTCCGTAAAGCGAACGAAGAGTTACATTCGGTAGGGCTCGGCGCTATGAACTTACACGGATTCTTAGCGAAAAATAAGATCGGATACGAATCGAAGGAAGCGCGCGATTTCGTCCGTACATTCTTCGCGGTCATCAACTACTACTCGATCGAAAAGTCTATGTTAATTGCTAAGGAGCGCGGTGAAACGTTTAAAGGATTCGAAGGTTCCGAATATGCTAACGGTAATTACTTCCGAAAATACACATCGGAAAACTTTGCGCCTGAGACTCCGAAAGTAAAAGCGCTATTTAACGGAATCTATATTCCATCCGAATCCGACTGGTATAACCTACGATTCCAAGTCGCAGAGTACGGTTTATATAACGCATATAGACTAGCGATCGCACCTACGCAATCAATCTCATACGTTCAAAACTCAACGTCTAGCGTAATGCCTATCGTAGATCCTATTGAGCGTAGAAGTTACGGAAACTCCGAGACGTTTTATCCGATGCCGTTCTTATCTGCGGATACTTACTGGTACTACAAGTCGGCGTTTAACACGAATCAATATCGTCTGATCGACTTAATCGCAGAGGCGCAACAACATATCGATCAAGGGATTTCGACAATACTTTACGTTAATAGCGATATCAGTACGCGAGAACTAGCGAGGCTTTACGTATATGCACATAAGAAAGGTCTTAAGTCGCTTTATTATACGAGAAATCGTATGTTGAAAGTCGAAGATTGTACGTCATGCTCGGTTTAATACCTATTAGGAGGCGGATATATGAAAGCAGTTAACTGGAATGTAAAAGAGGATTTAGCGAATACGTTTTGGAATCAGAATGTAGCGCAGATGTGGACGGCCGAAGAATTTAAGGTAGCGAAAGACTTGTCGGCGTGGGACGGACTCACGACCGCCGAGAAAGACGTTTATAAGAAGGTACTCGCTGGCCTTACCGGACTCGACACACATCAAGCAGACGATGGTATGCCGTTAATTATGTTGCACACGAAGGATATGCGCTCAAAGGCGGTATTCTCGTTTATGGCGATGATGGAACAGATACACGCGAAGTCATATTCGCACATTTTTACGACGTTGCTTCCGTCATCTGAAACGGATTATCTACTTAACGAATGGGTCGAACAACAACCGCAGCTATCGTTTAAATCCGAAACATTATTATCGTATTACCACGCGTTATTTCAACCGAAAGTTCCGAAGATGGACGTTTACCTGGCGCACGTAGCTTCGGTATTTGCCGAATCGTTCTTATTTTATAGCGGATTCTATTATCCGATGTATCTTGCGGGGCAAGGGCGTATGACAACGTCAGGCGAAGTAATCCGTAAGATTGTAATGGACGAATCAATTCACGGAGTATTTACCGGATACAAAGCGCAAGAGCTACGTAATCAGTTAACGGAAGATGAACGTAACTATGTGGACGGCGAAATGTATAGACTACTCGAAGAATTATACGAAAATGAAGTCGCCTACACTCACGAAATTTACGGTCAGATTGGTATCGCCGACGACGTAATTAACTACGTAAGGTATAACGCAAATAAGGCGCTGCAAAATCTAGGATTTGATCCGTATTTCGAACATGAACCGATTAATCCGATCGTACTTAACGGCATCGATACAGATACGAAGAATCACGACTTCTTCTCGACTAAAGGCGACGGTTACGTAATGTCGTTGAATATCGAATCTTTAACCGATGATGACTTCGATTTTAGCGACGTAGGAACTAGATAACGCAAGCACTAGCGCTCGACTTCGCCGTCGGGCGTTATTTTTTCGAAAAAGTTAGCGGTAAAGCGTCCGAAATTCCGACCACGTGCGTCAATATAAGTAAGACGGAGGATATCACCGTCAGGCAGGAAGGAGGTCGGAAGCATGTCGGAAATTCTACGCAAGGCAAAACAAGCGCTAAACGCTATCGCAATGGGCGCCGTCGCCTCAATCGTACTCTACGCAATCTATACGCAAGTTGGACTATACGCGTCGATTGCGTTAGTGGGAGCGCTAGTCGTGACGTATTTAACGTATGAATTTAAGGAGGAGGCGGAATAATGCCGTTACCAGCGAATAATTTACTTTTCGGATTTGAGCCGAAGTTAACGAAAGAGCAGCGAATTTATGTCGATAGCATTTTCGACAATCAACTTACGATAGTAAACGCTAGGTCAGGAACCGGTAAGACAACGTTAGCAGTAGCTTGCGCCAAGATAATCGGCAAGCCGTTAGTATACGTATTCTCTCCGGTTGAAGAAAAGAAGATGGGATTCCGTCCTGGTACGCAAGCCGAAAAGGAAAGTGAGTACTTAACACCGTTAAAGGATGCGTTACTAGAGATCGGAGAGGTTCCGGAGAAAGTCGTCTATAACGAAGAGAATGCGGAAGCGTTAAAGGCCGGTCACGTTTGGGTATACCCGATGAGCCATATATTCGCTCGTGGTATCAACTTGAAAGATAAAACGGTCATCCTTGCGGAAAGTCAGAATTATACGCGCGGTGACATGAAGAAAATCCTAACTAGAATCCACAATAATTGCACCGTTATTATCGAAGGTCACACGGGGCAATGCGATTTACCAGACGAAAGTAAAAGCGGCCTAGCTCCATATATAGAACATTTTAGGAATGAACCGTATTGCGAAGTTATTGAACTAACCAAAAATTTCCGTGGAAGGCTTGCACAAATCGCTCGTGATTATAACGTATGCAAGGACACGATATATCAAATTAGACGAGGGGATACTTATTCCGATATTTCGATATAGATGGAAATTGCGAAGGAGTGAAAAGGTATGAGAAATCAGTTTTATTACGAATTTAAAGAACAGGATTATTACGCTCTAATTGCAGTGAATGTTGAGAAATACGATTTAAAAACAAAACCTCACAAAAAAGCTACTGAATTATACGTCGGGGTTGTAGCTGGTGAAAGTGTGGAAGAAGTGCTAGAAGAAGGCGATCCAATCCAAGTAACAAAAGAATATGCATTTATGAAGTTTATATACGCTCATGAGTATGAATCCCAAACTGTTAAGGAGTTAATAAAGCAATTTGAGGAATCCGAAAATGAAGTTTTACTTATAGATAGCGCATTGATTTAATTCGAAATTCAAGTAAATAGCGCAACACCGACGAAAGGAGGACGCCACCCATGCGCCATAAAACGAAGCTTATCGCCCTATCCGGCATTACCGCCGTATCCCTATTCGCTTACGTCGGCGGAGGCTATCACGAATCAAACGCGCCAAAAACGGAGTCACTAACGCCAGCCATCGCCGAATCAGCGCACTACATCGACCATGCCGCGCTAATCACCGCCTTAACCGAAACGGAGGAGCTCGTCGGCTTAACCGGTACAGCAGCGAAAACGGTCGGTTATAATGACGCAAAATGGTACGGCGACAAAGCGTACGAACTAACCGTAAAGGGAACGTTTAAGATCGGCGTGGCAACCGATGACTTAGACGTCAGCATTAACGGCAATACGATAACCGTCCGATTTCCTCAGCCGAAGCTTTTAACGACAGATTTTCCGTTTGACATCGCTGACATACGCAAGGACGTCGGGCTGTTACGCGATGACTTGACCGAGGCGGAGTTACAAGCGTTATACGGCGAAGCGAGGACGGGAGCTATCGAAGACATCAAGCGCAATAGGCAAGCGTTTGAGCAGGCGGGCTCTTCCGTGGAGCGAAGTATTACTAAGATAATCGGAATGGTTACGGACGGCAATACGATAAAGGTTAAATTCGAGGAGGTAACGGAATGAAACGTAAATTTACGCTAGAGTTTGACGAAGCACCTCCGTTAGTATTCGTACAGAATCGCGTAGGGAATGACTTCGTATTGTATCAAGACGGAAAGGAAGTTCGCGGTATCCGTTCGCTACTTATTCGCGCAGGTTATGACGATGCTACTACGCATGAGGTCGAATATTTAACAGGGAAAACGAAGGAGGAAAACGAATGAGAGTAAACGTTAAAATTAAACGCTTGAACGAAAACGCAGTAATTCCGAAATATGTACACGAATATGACAGCGGATTTGATCTCGTAGCATGCGACGATATTATCATCGAACCGGGTGAGACGAAGCTGATTCCGACAGGGTTGGCGTTTGAATTACCGCCAGGATACGAGATCCAAATCCGACCTCGTTCGGGCATTACGTTAAAGACGAAACTACGCGTTCAGTTTGGCACTATCGATAGCCAGTATCGCGGAGAAGTCGGAGTTATTTGCGATAATATTTCGCCTATTGAATACGACATTGAACGTATTGAAAAACGTCACAATCTATTTATTCCGTATGATTATCGAATTCTAACGATAGGTGAAGATATTTACGAAGCTGACGGAAGTTACCCTCTAAACACGTACATCATCCGCAAAGGAGATCGAATTGGCCAGGCAGTAATTAAGCCGGTTGAACAAGCGTTCTTTGTTGAGGTTGACGAACTTAGCGAAACGACGCGCGGTCGAGGCGGATTCGGATCTAGCGGAGTTAAATCGGTACCTCAACTCGACTTAGATATCGACTCGGACGAAATTGTCGAAGCAATCCGGAAGTCTTACGAGTAATTATGGACGCAGCAAAGGCGGCAATCACCGAAATCATCAAACGGCTGCGCGAAGATGGCGTAAGCAAGACGGTCATCGAGATCGACTTAACGCATCATATTAAACGGGAGTTATCGAAGGAGGACGAATGAATGGCAGAAACGAAAATGAGCGTCAAATTACTGGCGCATACGCAATTAAGCGAGGATTACTGTTCGATGCTATCGGACGATAACGAGGAAGTTTACGACAGAATTGCTGACGGTACAATTGCGGACGGTCAAGCGGTAGCCCTTTCGGCAATCCGTACATGCTATTCCGCAAACAAGCCGTCAGAAATAGTTGCAAAAGAAGGCGCTAAGTATTTCGGAAACAAAGCGACTGACGGCGGAACAGGTTCGGAAGCCGACCGATTATTCCGTCATATCGTAGGATCTGGTCATACGTCAACTTTGGAGCATATATCGTTCACATTCGCAATCGAAGGCGTAAGTCGTGCGTTACTCGCACAATTAACTCGCCATCGCGTCGGTTTCTCTTTCAGCGTACAGTCGCAACGCTATGTCAGACTTGGATCGAACGATCGCTCAGGCGGAATGGATTACGTTGTTCCTCATACGGTAACTGACGATAAGTCGAGAGAATTCGGCCCTTTCGGTTATGAGACGTCTGACGAAGTATTTGAGGCGGCGATGAATTATGCGCAAGATTGTTACGACCGTCTACGTGAATGTGGCGTTCCAGCCGAAGATGCACGCGCTGTCCTTCCGAATGCTGCGGCTACTAATCTCGTAATGACTGCGAATCTAACCGCGTTATTATCGTTCTACTCGAAACGTCGACCTGGCAACGGAGCGCAGAAGGAGATTACCGATTTGGCGGTCGCTTTGAAAGACGCGGTAATTAACGTTGAGCCGTGGACGAAACCATATTTCGAAATGGAGGCGAAGTAATATGACGAAAGAAACTCGCACGCACTTAATCGCAGACCCAACGCTAGGAGGATTACAGCGCGAATACGTTGAGACTGACCGGAAGGCTGACGTGGGGGATTACGTTGTCGTTCAGTCATGTCGAGAAATACCGGAAATTAACGGACGTATCGGTAAATGTACTAATAATGGCGAATTTTCCGACGGTTCCATCGATGTTGATATTCCTAGCGAACAATACGGAGAGTTTTCGTTTTTAGACGGAGTTTACGACGTATCTATAACGCTAGACCCGACTGACATCGTCCGCGTAGAAGGCGCGCGCTATAAACTCGTCGACCGTAAAGCGGAAGTTGGCGAGAAGGTTGTTATTACGAAAGCTTATACGGCGTTTGAAGGTAACGGCGAATATCGGAGTGGTGGAGTATATACGGTAACTGAAGCGGGGGATGATGCCGTATACACAAACGGAAAGTTCCTCGATGGTTCACAAATTAACTTATTCCGAAGCACAAACGAATATCACGTACTCGAGCCGGTAGATGCCGACGATCCAACCGTAGAAGTCAACGCGTCCCAAGCCTCGCCGGAAGTCATCGAAATGCTCGGAAACTTGGCGCTAAGGATTACCGAATTAGAGCGGACGAACAAGCGCCTCCTTGACGAAAAGCTAGCGCGAATAGAAGATGAGCTCGACACGCTACACGCGAATCAGAAGCGCATGGCGGAGGAGCTAGAGAATACGAAAGCACAAGCGGATAATGACACAGTCGTCGCTGAACTTGCGAGATTACTAGCGCGTGAGTCGCGGAAGGTGGGGCGCTAATGACGGAAATTAAAATCGGTCTAACCGGCCGTCTTAGAAGCGGAAAGGATTCCGTCGCAGCCTACGCAAGCACCTTCTACGATTTCGCAACATATGCGTTCGGTGACGAATTGAAACGCGACTATCACGCGAAGAATCCGGATGTACCTCGTACGCCGAAACCGAGAAAAGCGTATCAGGAACACGGACAGGCGGAGCGCTCCCGACGAGGCGACGACGTTTGGGTTGACGAGGTGTTCCGTACGATCGAATCACACCGTTGGCCCGAGCGGATTATGATTACCGACGTAAGGCAGTCGAATGAGGTTGCGAGATTAAAGTCGGAGGGTTTCGTACTCATACGGATTACGGCTCCGGATCATGTCCGAATAGAAAGGGCGAAAGCTGCCGGAGATGCGTTTTCGGCGGAGGATTTGACGCATAGTACGGAGCTTGCCGTTGATGATTTCGAAGTAGATTTCGAGATTCATAACGATGGATCGCTCGTTGAGTTGTACGAAAAGTTTGATGCGGTGATGGCGGAATTGAATATTTCGAAGGAGGACGATATATGAGCAACTTTAAATTCGTAGAATTATTCGCAGGCATCGGAGGGTTCCGTCAAGGACTCGACCAACTCGGAGGAGAATGCGTATTAGCTTCGGAGTGGGATAAATTCGCTAAACAATCGTACACTATTCTTTACGGTGACGAACATCTTAACGATGACGTAACGAAAATTAACGAAAAAGACGTTCCTGACCACGACGTATTAGTATTCGGCATGCCTTGTCAAGCATTCTCGGTCGCAGGCAAGCGTTTAGGGTTCGAAGATATGCGCGGTACTTTATATTTCGAAGCTATGCGAATTGCTCGCGAAAAGAAACCGAAAGTATTGTGGATGGAAAACGTTAAGGGACTCGTAGGGCATGATTCCGGTAGGACGCTTAACGTAATGGCGCAAGCGATGTGCGATATCGGCTACACGATAGATTTCGAAGTCCTAAATTCTAAATACTTCGGAGTTCCTCAGAATCGCGAGCGTATCTTCATGATTGGTATCCGTGACGATTTAATCGAGCAGCAACCGTGGAAGATCGAAGGTACTAACGTAGTAGCGAAAGGTAAGCGTAGGATCTCCGAATTAGAGGGCGTTAAGACGTTTAACTTTGACTGGCCTGAACAAACGGAAGTAACGACGAGGTTGCGAGATATTTTAGAAACAAACGTAGACGAACGATATTACCTTAGCGAAGAGAAAACAGCGAAACTGGTGGCGCAGTTAGATCGCGAAAAGTACGATAAGGAAATTCCGGTGGTTATCGATCCTTCGCAACAGAAACGGGAGGGCAGAGCGAGAGTATACGTCGATGAATCTCCGACAATTACGGCGAGGGATTACAAAGAACCGCGTATGATCGGCCACATCGATCTAAAAGGTCATGACGCAATCAAGCGCGTATATGATCCGTCCGCAATTTCGCCAACACTTACGACAATGGGCGGAGGACATCGTGAACCGAAGATAGCGGTACAAATGAATCGTAATGAAATCGGTAAGCAAACGGAAATCTCGCACTGCTTAATGGCGCGTGACTATAAAGGATTCGGCAATCAAGATATGACGGGGATAATCGAAGAAGTCCGACCAGTTTTAACGCCAGACCGTATCGAAAAGAGACAAAACGGACGTAGATTTAAAGAAGACGGAGAAGAATCGTTCACACTTACGGCACAGGATCGACATGGCGTGGCAGTCGGCACTAAGGAGGTTTTGTATGACGAGGAAAAGGAAAGAAACACCGTTGAAGTATTGCGAAAGCTGCGGGAAGAAGTTGGAGAGGAAGAGGTTGCCGAATGGAGATTTAGAGTACTTGATACACTTCAATCGTCGGAAGTATTGCAACAGAAACTGCATGTCGGAGTCATTCAAGGGCAGAGAATTGACGGACGATCCAAGTTGGTACACAGCCCACAAACGAGCGAGATCAATAAAGAAAGCGGAAATGTGCGAGAAGTGTGGGTCGACAGAGAATGTGGATGTACACCACAAGGACGAGGACTGGAAGAACAATTCGCTAGAGAATTTACAGTCATTATGCCGGAGTTGTCATATGAAAGAGCACAGACCGAAAAAGAGTTGCAAGATTTGTGGGAATCGACACAAGGGTCTGGGTTATTGCGAGAAGCATTATATAAGATTCAAGAAATATGGCGATCCGAATTACCTAAAACGAGGTACAGAATCAGAAAGTTAACGCCTAAAGAAACATTTAGACTCCAGGGCTTTCCCGATAGTGAGTTCGATAAGTTGGTCGAGGGTGGCATCTCGAATTCCCAACTTTATAAGCAAGCCGGTAACGCGGTAACGGTGAATGTAATAAATGCGTTAGGCAGGCGTTTATTACCGTATTTAGGAGGCGATCAGTAAATGAATCATTACGAAGACGCCAACGAAAATACGCGTTGTAAAATGTGTGGAACTAAAGTCGAGGGCGGTTATTGTAGTTGTGTAATCCAAGCGATAGAAGAATCTCCGAAACTACAAATTCGCGGCAAGGTAATAGTCAACGAAGATACGGGCGTTGTTGATGTAACGAATGAACGTACTGATTTATCGGAGGTATTAGTGGAGTATAAAGATAGAAACGTTATTGTAACAATAGATTTCGGCATCTAACGAAGAAAAGCGCTAGCTTGCCGACTAGCGCCTTAATCTTCAATTTCGAAACAGTACGATCCTTCGGGGTACTCTCCGTACTCCTTACCGACGTACTCATAGCGCAACGGCAACTTCGACTCACTAACGCCAATCTCACGTATAAACACACGGGCGCTGCTATACGAACGCTTATCGAAATTGAACGGCTTTACGTCAGTAGCGCGAACCACTTCTGGCTTGGCGACGACCAGGCGCTTGTTTACCGCATCATATCCGATGATTAGTTTCGTTGGCATCTGAGCGCCCAACTTCAAAATATCACGCGTACCTGACGACAGATACAAGCGCAACTGCTTATCGATGGTTATATAGGCGCCTCCGGTCGATTCGTTAGATATCCAGCGGAATCCTTCGGGCGCTTTGTTATCGGGGGCATTTGATTTACTCGACGGCATTTTACGACACACCTCGCAATCTTAACGATTTTAGCTTTATTATACGCGAAAACTTAACGAAAAGAAAGGGCGGAGATTATTATCGGAAAAGCAGACCGTAAACGATGGGAAGGTAATGTAAGATCGATGGAAATTATCGCGAAGGATAGCGACAAAATAACGGCGGAGGACATCGAATTCCTTCGCCAAAACTATACGTCAGCAGGCGGTCTATTACCGAACGCATTTAGTGGCGGAGCGTTCTTTACGCCTACACATGTTGCGAAATTTATTTGGGACGTATTAGCGCCAAAATTACCGGATAAGCCGAAGATACTCGAACCGTCGGTCGGGTCCGGAGTATTCCTCGAACATGCTCCGGAAGATGCGGAAGTAACGGCGCTAGAGCTCGACAAGACTTCGGCAAAGGTTACGTCGTTACTATACCCTAACGCTGAGATTATCGAAGGCGATGCGTTGGTTCATTCACGCCGAGACTACTACGATTTAGTGATCGGAAATCCTCCGTACGGCGTTTCGGTTAACTTCGAAAGTGATGACGAATGGTTATTAACGAAAAAGAAAGGCGCTTATAGCGGTAAGTCGGAAGTAGCGTTTATCGAACTAGCTATCAAAGCGGTAAAACCCGGTGGTTATATAGCGTTCGTATTACCGAAAGGTATCTCTTACGCTAATTACGCAGCTAAGTTGCGCCAATACATGTACGAAACATGCTGGCAAGTGGCAACGATATTCTTACCAGGCGAAACGTTCCAACACGTAGGTACGACGATAGAAACGCAGATTATTATTCTTCGTAAAGTAACGCCAAACGCGAGATTAATAGACGTTGCCACGAAGAAGTGGGGATCGAATTTTAAGCGTTCAGATTACGGTGATATTACCGAATTTAACGCCAAGTTTTACGAGGGACAGACGCCAGCCTATTTCGCTAAGGTTACGGATATCGGTTGGGACGCGAAAGGCAAAATGACGGATAAGTGGGGCGATGGATTAACGCAGCTAGACGAGTTAGTAGACGATTTTACCGATTCACTAGTTCGCGAGAATCTATATCCGCATATACCGAGTTGGCACGGTTTAAAGGAAATAACGTCGTTCTTCTTTTCGAACGGCAACGATACTTGCGACGGACATCGCGAAGCTGCAGCGTGCTATAAATACGGGCCTTACCGATGGAATGAATTAACGCTAGGCGCCGGTGAGGAGGTCGTTTGGAATGGCGAAGAACGATCGACGTTTGATTTCGATTGGCAAGACGACATAGTGCGGAAATATTACGAAGAATTGGAGGCGAAATAATGGAAGGAGATAAATACTTCGATATCAATAAAATAAAAACGTATGATTGGCCGGACCTAAACGGTAAAAAATTAAAAATAGTAACTGCTGAGGACAGTGGATTTTCTTGTATATCCGGTGTGGATGAAGATACCGGCATTATATGCGTAATCGCAACGAAACAGGAGGTGCTTTAATTGGGCGCAGTTAAGACGGACCTACACGCAAAAGAACGAACACTCGACGCGACCTATCCAGCGCTCAACTCTCCGACTGGCCTCCGGATTCTCCTCAGCGATTACCACGCTTTGATCGGACGGCAATACTCCGGTGACTATGACGCGATTGTTCTGCTGACGGATCTTCGGAAGGCGATCGAACTAGCGCGTTTAACGGATAGGCAGCGTCAGGCGCTTACGTTAGTCTATTTCGAGGATTTGACGCAAGAGGAAGCTGGTAGGCGGATGGGATTGGCGCGAGAATCCGTAAAGACTTACGTAGAGAACGCGTTAGATAAGATATCGGAGATTTATCGATATTGGTCCGATCATGGCGAAGGATACACATACGAAACGGAGGCGGATTTATATGTCGACATACAAGACGAAGTTTAACGAAGCAATTGACGAAATGTACGCAAAAACTAAGCGTGGTGAACTACCGCGTGAGTTGCGTATGGTAGAAATCGAAGCACTTACGGACTGGTACGTCAAAAATACCGGAAAGAGGCCGGACATCAAAGCTTTGGAGCGACTTTCCGATTTAATATTATACGAAGAGTTAACGGACCCACATCCGGATAAAGTTACTCGGAGTGAATACCCGTTCCTCAGCGAAACCCAATTCGAGGAGCGCCACAAAGGCGAGGCTTCGTTTAAATTAGCGGAAGAGCATGGCGTAGATGGGCGTAATCATAAGCCGCCGACGAGACGAGAGCGCACTGGTTACGAAAATAGACTGATAGATCGGAAGGCGAGAGCGCGTAATAAAGAGAGACAGCGCCGATATAACGAGTTTACGAGAGTGCAGCCGGTTGTTACTACAAAAATAAGTCTTTAGCCCTACCATACTTTTACACGTTTAGTTGGCTATACGTATAGAGAGCGTATATTTTCCTCGGTTGTACGGTCTATATAGTGGTGCCCCATGAAATTAACGATTTCGTATCTATGTATACTATGAGCCCGTATAAAAACACCGTTTAGTTATCTATATATGTGAGGGAAGTTTTCGCTTCTCTTGCTACGTTTTTGATGAAAATTGCGACATAAACAAAAGGAGGAATTTGAAGTGAAAGAAGGACAATGGACACATAGTTATTATGATGAAATATTCCAAAGTGGTGCTTATTTTGAAACTAAAGAACAAGCTGTTGAAGATGGGAAGAAGGAGTATGGAGAAGATTACAAACATTTTTATGTTGGTCAAATAAAAGATGTTTCTTTTGCTTTAACACCTAATGTTGATAGTGTTTTAGAGGGTATAGCACAAAATGTTTATGATGAAGTTGGAGAAGTTTCGGAGGATTATTTGAATCATATTGAAAAGGAACATTATGAAGCACTTGAAGATGAATTAAATAAAGTTATTTCAGTTTGGATGGATAAATACGGATATAAACCAGAGTTTTTCAAAGTTGTAAATGTCGAAAAAGTTACTGCATAGTTCAAGGAAATAACGAAATAAACCGCGCTGAGAAATCGGCGTTTTTTTAATTTGTTAAAACATTTTCGAAAAAGGGGACGATAAAATGACCAAGTACCAAAATCGAACAGAAGAGGCGCAATATTTTTCCGGAGTAGAAACGTACGCAGACGAAAATGGAGAACTTCGCGTGTCAGCGCCAGCACTAACGCATAAAGTCGTTAATATTAAGCAAGCGGAGGCATATAAAGCCGAAAAAACTAACGAAAAATGGCGCAATGGACGTAATCGAGACTTTACTGCGTCCAATATGCGAAATTTACACGAAGTATATTCCGTACTAACTACGGCGCAATGCGGCTATCTCATGTTGCTTCAGTGTTACGTCGGATGGAAAGACGGTATTCTCGTTAATAGCGATGACTCTCCGATGTCCAAAAGCGATATGAAAACGGTCCTGCAGCTCGATAAAAAGCCGCGGACCTTTTACGACTTCTATAACGCTTGCGTAGCTAACGATATAATTAACGAAAATAACGACGGTACTTATGCGGTAAATGAGCGTTATCACTTCCGAGGAGCCTTCGATGATCAATTCGTTATTAAATCGTATACGACAAAGGTTAAGCGTGTTTACCGCGAAGTCAAAGCGGCAGATATAGGCCTGATCTATCGTATGCTTCCGTATGTGCATATGGAAACGAACGCCCTGTGCGCCAACCCTTACGAACAGAACCCGAAGGCTATTTCGTGGTTTAATCGAAAAGAACTGGCAGAAGCGATCGGCGTTAATCCGGATACATTAGGGCGCAGATTACCAAAGATGACGTTTGATGGCGAGTATGTTTGCGCCAGGATAAAAGTCGGAAGCGAGCCGGAGAGGTATACGTTCAATCCTAGCGTGGTGTATCGACAGAATAAGAAACCGGATGATACGCTGCAGTCGATGTTTAACGTAAAAAAGCGAAAATAACGTAGGACTTTCGTTTGACTTCCGTTAGATAATCGTTATATACTTATTTTACCAAGACGAAATAATAACGGAGGTTAACGATGTTAGACGAAGAGTGGGTAGCGTTAATAGTCGAAGCGTTGGCGATGGGGATTACGGAAGAAGAGATACAGGAATTTTTTGAAGGGTATGGCGAGAATAACGAAGAGGCGTCCGATTGATGGGCGTCTTTTTTTGTAATTGAGAATCGACTGATAATGAGTACGACCTTATTCGCACAAATACGCCAAAAGTACGACTTTATTCGCACACCTAAAAAGTGCCTTCCGCCTTAGAGCGCCAACGGATACAGCCGTTTCGGGTGCGGAATTATATCTTAATCTTTGTAGTGATTGCGACTAGCGTCGCCGTGACGATTAAGGTAATAAGCAAAAACGCCGAAAAGTAATTAATAGATAGCGTTCAACTGAGGAACGAAGTTGGGCGCAATGTTTTTATAAGTAATTACGGTAACTATACGCCAATTTATAACGTTAGTTGTCTATACGTAATGTAAGGCGGAAGTAATCGGAACAATAGCGAAAAGGTGCGCTATGCACCGTTAATTATACGAAAGGAGGCCGTAAACAATGGCGAAGAAACTAAGCGAAAAACAATACGCTGCTATCCATTATCTAGCGTTACCTAAACGCGGAGGATTAACGTATGAACAAGTCGCTAAGGAAGTCGGTATATCCGATAGACAGATGCGTGACTGGCGTAAGGATGACGATTTTAACGAAGAGCTGAAACGTCAGATTATGCGCAATACATTAGATCGTCTACCCGAAGTAATGGCGTCTATACCCGACCATATTATTAAAGACGGTAACGCAGCAATGTTTAGAACGTTATTACAATCGCATGGAATGTTAACGGAGAAGGTCGATGTTAATACGACGAATAACGGATCAACCGATGTAGATTCGATGAAAGCTGAGATCGAACGTATGAGAAAAGCGAGACATGACGAAGAGAAGTAGCGTTGAAGGTCGGAAGTTCGGTGCGTTTATATAGAAGAAACTCGGTGAGGTAGCGATAAAGGGATTCCGTTAGGTTCCGTTTAGGTTACGATAGATGCCGCCATTTATCAGCCACGTGCCTCTGACGCGTGACCCTCCGAACACTTTCGGCAAGACAGACGCTAGCTTTATGCATTAATTACGGGAAATAATCGTAAGCAATTACGTATACATGCCGTTATATCAACGATGCATAAAGCGATGTATATCGTTATTATTTACGTAACGATTAAACCGCGTCATATAAACGTTTGTTATCGAGATTAATACGTCAAAACTATATTTTACGTAATAATGTGCGTATGTTTATGCGGGGATATGCAACCGTAAGTAGGGGCGTCATAGGGGGCGGGGTAGTCTTTTCCGGATTCCCGTCGCCAAGCGGATTTAACTCGCGGATATCAAAAAATCACTTTGACTTTACGAAGCCTACCGAATGCCTAACGGTGGGCTTTTCGTAATTACATAACGATAACTCAACGAAAGGAGGACGACAATTTGGCGTGGGTAGACGGACGTTGGATTAGCGCAGCCGAACGTAAGGAACTAATCGATGTTTATACCGAATATCTCGACGTTATTGACGCCAAATACGGCGCAGACTTACCGGCTGACATTATCGGAGACTACTTCGAACGAGCAACCGAACTAGAACGCCTCAAACGGATACATCGTTGCGACGGAAATCTCCTCGAATTCTCTATCGAATACTTTTCGGATGCTAGAAATCCGGAGAATGACGGTAACTGGGACGGATTTGACGTCACGAAAGTCGAAGAAGCGCCGACATTCCACCGTGAGATAACCGACATTATGAACGTAGTATCAACGGAGCAAGTCAACGCTAAGATCGCTGCTGCAGCGCCCAGATCTCACGCCAAGTCGACCTACCTTTCGAAGGCATTTCCGGTTCATGAGATCGTTTATCGCAAACGTAAATATACGATTATCATTTCGGAGACGCCGGCCGTATCGAAGGCGAATATGGAGTGGATTCGTAATCAGTTGAAGTATAACCGTAAGCTGCGCGCTGACTTCGGACCATTACTATCGCCGAAAGATCAGTCGAATATAACCGATAACTCCGAAGCGTTCATCGCATGGCATCCTGACGGTGATTCGCGTAAACAAATCGCATTAGTCGAAGCCGCATCGACAGGGCAAGCCCTTCGCGGACGAAACTGGAACGGAACACGTCCGGACTTAATCGTTTGCGATGACCTCGAAGACGCTAGGCCAGGCGGTAATGCGTCAACGCCAGAACAACGTCAGAAACTTCGAGATTGGTTCTCTCAGACGGTAATGCCGTTAGGAGATCCGAAAGGGTTACGGACTGCTTTCGTATATATGGGCACCACCGTCCATTTCGAAGCCTTACTAATACAAGTTCTATATAATCGGTCGGACTTTACGTCGAAAGTTTACCGAGCGATAATCGATCAGCCGGAGCGCCAAGACTTATGGGAGCGATGCCGGCTTATTTACGTTGATCGCGAAAATCCGAACCGTCTGGCGGACGCACGAAAGTTCTACGAAGATAACGAAGCGGAAATGCTCCGTGGATCTCGCGTATTGTGGCCCGAAGTTCAGCCATTATGGAAGCTAATGACGTGGAAATGGGATAACGGAAGCAAAGCGTTCAATACCGAGTATATGAATAATCCGGTCGATGAAGAGTCGATGATATTTAATCCGGAGTCCTTCACGTACTATGAAGGCGAAGATTTCGATCAACAAACGTACACAATTACGATGGGTGTCGACTTCGCGCTAGGAAAAGAGCGCGGGGACTATTCGGCGCTTACTGTGGTCGCTAAGCACAAGCAGACTGGCGCTATGTACGTTGTCGACTCGTATTTAGAACGAATAAAACCCGATAAATACATCGATATCATTGTCGATAAAGTTTTAAAGTGGCAACCAGACGTTATCGCAGCGGAATCACAGGCGGCGCAAGAGTTCTTCGTTGATACGCTAATGAACCGATTATCGCTCGAAGGGTATCCGTCATTTACTCGCGTTAAGAAAATAACGCATCGTTCTCGTAAGGAATTGCGTATAGAGGCGATGTTACCAGAAATAGAAAACGGAACAATTCGATTCAATAAGAAACATTCGCTACTACTTGAACAATTTGAACGGTACGGACAAGGCGCACATGATGACGGACCTGACTCGCTAGAAATGGCGGTATCAGCTTCGAAAAGTGGTCAAGTAACCGTACGTTCACTATCGAAACGCTCACGATAAAATCACGAAAGGAGGCGCTTATATGCCGTTTAACGTTTTAGTCGATTATAACTTAATGTCGGCGCCCGATATGGACGCGATGCTTTTCTCTCCGTATCATCAAGCGCTAGGACACGAAACATTCGCGCGGATTCAGCAACAACTACGAAACTACGAATATTACGACGGTAAGCAACACGTCGACCCTAAAACGGGGCAACTCGTTAAGGCTAGCGATCTTTCACGTCCGCCAGGGCTCGATTACGATCCGACTCGTTATGCGACGAACTATTTTAAATCGTTTATCAAGCGTAAGGCACGTTGGCAAATGGGCGGTCAACACGGCCTATCAGTCGCGCCGAAACAGATCGATAGCATTATAGAGGCGGTAAAGCCCGATTATAAACCGTCGACAGCGCAAGAAGCCGAGAATAAACGCGCTGAGAATTACGAGCGCCTATTATATCGATTATGGCGCGAAAATAAGATGCGCGAGAAGTTATTGCAGGCGGCAAGAGATCGTTTAATCGCCGGTAGAGTCGGCTGTAAGATTATGTTTAATCCGAATACCGGTAAAATCAAATGGGTATTCCGTCCTGATACGGAAATCATTCCGATATACTCGGACGATGACTTCGAAGATTTAATCGCATGCCATTTCGTTACATTTAAAACGATTGAGGAAGTCGAATATATTCAGAAGCAAACGTTCAGCCTCGAAAATGGCGTCTGTTACCTCGAAGAAGGCATCTACGATTTAGACTTGAAGCTTCATCGCACGATTACGCCTAAGCAGTCGATGGAGATCGATTTTATTCCGGTTGTACTATTCCCGGTTTCCGACCTTAGCGGAGAGGCTAGCGACAGTACGGAAATCGACGATATGAAAGAGCAAACGGACATTCTTAACAAGATGAACGAGGACGCAATTGATTCGCTTAAATTCGAAATGTTCTCGATGACTGCGTTCTTGAATGTACCGGAGGGAACTATCGATAAGGTTCGAATTGAGCCAGGCGGAGCAGTCGAAGCGAAAGGCGCTATGGACGGAGCGCAGCCTGATATTAAGAAAATCGAAGGTGGATTCCGTTGGAAAGAAGCGTTTAAGGATCAATATTCGCGCGTAAAGGCTGCGTTACATGAGATTACGTCATTACCGAAAATAGTTCCGCAAGAACTTAACTTTGGTGGACTTAACGCGGACGCATTACACGTTCTCTTCCAAGATATCATTCAAGAAACGGAAGAGCATTGGCTATCGTGGGGTCCACGCTTGGAGGAATTACACGAAAAAACGATTCGCTACTTACAAGCGCGTGCTGATCGTCCTACATTCGGTTACGACCGAGAAGTCGTGAAGGCTATCGGTACAGACTACGACAATGAAATTAAGTTCGTATTACCGTTACCGGATAACCGAAAGGAACTCGTGGAATTATTAACGCTTGAAATGGGCGCAGGACTAGAATCGCAAGCTGGCGCTATGAATCGACTTGGCGTAGAAAATACGAACGCTAAGAAGCAGGAAATAGAAAACGAGCGAGTGTTGTTAAGACAGGCGCAAGACCCATATAACGAAAATACTACGACCGGAGACGATACGTCGCTATAAACTGACGTCAAATTCTCGTCCAAGTGACGTTAAGCGGAGGTATACTATGAAACAATTAAAATTACTACCGTTAAATTTACAATTCTTTGCTGAGGAAAACGAACAAGTCGACGAAAAGCCTGCGGAGGCGCAAAAAACCGATACCAACGAAGTCGACAATAAGATACCGTACGATCGCTTTAAGCAGAAAGTTGACGAAGCTAACGAACTTAAACGTAAGTTAGCGGAATTAGAGTCTGCGAAACAAGAAGCTGAACGTAAGAAACTTGAGGAGCAAAACGAATTTAAATCTCTTTACGAACAAACGAAAGATGAGCTAGATAGAATCCGAAAAGAAGCGGAAACTACAAAACTCGAATCATTAAAAACTAATTTGCTCGTTAATGCCGGCTACACTGGCGAGCAATTAGAACGCGTACGCAAATATATTGTTGGCGCCGACGAGGATGCATTAAAAGCGTCACTCGAAGAATTAAAACAAGATATACCGCCGAAGTCCGGAGGCGTTGACCCAAGCGTAGGAAATACGCCGAAGCAACAACCTCAATCGAAAGACTTAGCGGATGAAGGCCGTTCCATTTATGAGCGTTTAAAAGCGGCGGGTAAAATTCGTCGTTAATTTAATTTATTAGGAGGAAAACGAAATGGCATACAATTTACAAACTTCTCAAACTGCTTTCAAGGGCGGTAAAAACATCCTTGCTTCTGAACACGTACAATTCGTTGAAGCTGGAGTAACTGTAAAAGGTGGCGAAGGAAGCCTCGAATGTGGTCAAGCGATTGCTCGCGTAGCTGCAGACGGTAAATGGGTAAAATTCGTAGATCTTGACGTTGCTAACTACGATGATTTCGGAATTCTTAACGTAGACGTTGACGCAACTACTTACGACGCTATCGTTGGCGAAGTTATCGTTCGCGGATCAGTTTATGACGCTAAGTTAATCGGAGCCACAGACGCATTTAAAGCAGAAGTTCCTATGATTCGCTTTGTAAAACATATCTAATTCGGCGCTTTCGGATGAAGGCGTCTTTTTTATTGTCAAAAATTAAAAACGTTAATATAGGAGGAATATTACAATGGCAGGAATTACACACTTAAAAGAATTTCAAAAACCGGCACTTCGCGGTCTAGTTGACGCATCCGTACAAGACGCAGTACCAACACTAGGGGATCGTTTCTTACCGAACGCTAACATCTATTCAAATACTTTTGCTTACGACATCATCAAAACGAATAAATACATCGGCGCTATGATCGGTTACGGTTCAGAGCCACCGGTTGTTGACCGTGACGCAGTTGCTAGCAAAATGGGCGAAATCGCTAAGATGGGTCTAAAATACATCGCTACCGAAGAAGAATTACTTGCGTTACACCAAGCGCGTAATGATGGCGAAAAGTCAGCGATGGTTGACAGATTAACGCTTAAAGGTGTCGACCTAGTTAACGCAATCAATCGTCGTATCGGCGTAATTAAAATGGAAGCACTAACGAAAGGTACATTCGCTTATAACAAAAACGGCGTTAAAGTTTCTGTAGACTTCGGTGTTCCTGCGGAGAATAAAGTCGCATTGACGTCTCCTAACGATTGGAGCGATGTTAACCGCGACGTAATCGCTGATTTATTGGGATGGGTAGCATCATACGAAACAACTAACGGTCAGTCTCCGTCTGTAATCTTAATGAGCCGTGAAGCACAAGCGAAATTACTCGTTAATCGTGTAATTGTAACTGAGGCGGGTCGTCCTGACGGATCTACTCGCGTAAGCCAAGCGGAACTAAACGAAGTTTTAGGCGGATTCGGATTACCGCCAATCCAAGTAGTTACTGACCGTAAAGTAACGGTAAAAGACATTTATTCTGGAAACGACGAAGTTATCGAATTCATGCCATCTAATCGTATCGTAATGCTAAGCGAAGGAATCGGTGAATTCTTACTTGGTCCGACTGTAGAGAACGACTTCCAACCTGGAATCGTATTAGAAGCGAAAGATAAAGACGAGCCAATCGAATCTATCTTACGTGCGGTTGCTGCCGGATTCCCAGCGTTAGAGAAACCGTCATTAATCTTCCACGCTGACGTATTTACTGCTTAAGCTAGCGTAGGAGGCTAACTAAAACGGGAGTCCTTCGGGGCTCCTTTTAATTTACGTAAACTAGAGAACGGAGGTGTTCGCAACATTGGCGAAGACTAAAATCGAAGTCCTTGACGCTGTTATCGACGGCCATGTTAAGGGCGAACAACTCGAAGTCGATGCGAAATCGGCGGAACATTTAATTAAAATCGGTTATGCGAAAGAGGTAGTCGTAACGAAGGCGGAAGTAAAGCCGGCTACTACGAAAACTCGCGCTAAAACTAAGACGGAATAGGAGGCGGTCAGATGGCGACGATAACCGAATTGTCACAGCGTTTGTTAAAACGTTTCAAAGGCGTACCAAATATTACAATCGATGACGCTACGGACTGGACGGAAGAGGCGATGCTTGAACACGGTTATACGTCGAGTCAAACCGTTCCTTCCGATAAAGAATCGTTAATCCTCTTATACGCTCAGACCGAAGGCGCACGCCAAATCTCGATCTCCACGGCTCATTATTTCTCGTATTCTGATAGCGAAGAACAAGTCGATAAGTCGATGGTGTCGGAGCAGTATCGTAAACTTTCGTTGGACTTGAAGGCGGAGTATGACGGCAAGAAGTCGTCCGTTAGCGGATCTAAATTTCGCGGATTAATTAGGGGCGACCGATGAGTACGCAAGAACAACTCGATAAACAACTCGCCAAGATAGCGACCGACTGCCGTAAACTCAACGCCAAGCAGCAGGCATTCGCAATCAAAGAAATCGGACGTGTACGCTTGGAAATCGTCGACTTACTCGCGGAGTACGCAGATAGCGAAGGCATAATCGCAAAGAGGCGCTTAAACTCGTTGCTGCGAGATTTAGAGGCGATAGAGCGAAGCGTACGTCAAACCGGAATGATCGCGCTAGAATCGATAGTCTCGGAAACTTCGGCAACAACTACGGCAACGGTTAGCGGTGCAATGACGGAAATAGTAGGCGCGACAGCTTTAACCGGTGTAGCGTTTGACCGAATTGACGAGCGCGTATTGAAATACGTAATTAATCGATTTGGCGAAGATGGCCTAACGTTATCCGATCGCGTATGGAACTTGGCGGGGGATCAGAGAGACGCGCTTAGTCGGACGCTACGAAGCGGAATTATACGAGGCGACTCCGTTAATACAATGACGGCTGCGATTCGGAGAGTTTACGAGAATGAAACGTGGAAGATTAGACGGCTAGTCGTAACGGAAGGCGCTACGGCGCAGAGGGTTAGCGAGGCTTATTACGCGCAAGAGAGTCCGGTTGTAAAGGCGCTTAAACTACACCACGGACGCGCTAATCGTCCGGAACATAGATGTACGATACTTTCGCGTGAAGATAGATACGGATGGGGAAGTGGAGTGTTTAAACCGACTGACTCCGAAATTTTCAATCCACACGTAAATTGTACATCGTATTACACTTACGTATTAGTAGACGAGGAGGTACGGTAATGTTAACGGAAAACGACATCGCATTTATTAAATCGAATCGGACGGAGATTACTCAAAACCGTACCGAATCAATCGAAATTATTCACGTAGCAGAAGGCGAAAAAGATCCGTATACTGGCGAATCAACTACGACTGAAACGTCCGAAACAGTTAGCGTAGTTTGGAAGGAATATTCAACGGTTGCTAACGGTGATAGATCAATAGTTGCGGGTGTTGAGATACGACAGGATGACGTTAAGGTTACGTTTGATAGTTCGGTAGATTTATCGGACGTTGAACGCGTTGTTCGTGGCGGTTTACCATTCGAGCTTATCGCAATCGACGAAAAGGGAATCGGTGAGACTAACCGGTATGAGTGCGTTGCTAGGCGGGTGATTTAGGTGGCGAACTTTAAAGTAAAGGCGACCGGAGTCGAAGCGGTATTGCGTAAGTTAGGCGCTGAGGGAGCGAAGAGACTTGCGGATGACCTAGATATTATCGTCGAGAAACAAGCGTTATTGACCGTTAACGATGCGAAGGAAAACGCGCCATATAAAGACGGGATGCTTAAGCGATCGATAAAACTTTACGGTAAGCCCGTTAGGCTCGAAAGAACAATCGGATCTAATGTGCCGTATGCACAACGTCAGGAATACGAGCATGCTACGAATAAAGGTTATTTCCGTAAGGCGTTATGGAAGCGGAGAGAGCCGTTTAGAAAAGCGATTGAATCCGAAATCAAGAAATTAGACGGATAGGCGGGAGGTGTACGAATGCTCCACGCTTTACAATACTCAATTATACGACACTTGGACGATACGGTTCCGGAGTTAACGGAAGTCGTATGGCTTTATGATGGCGTTACATTAACCGGAAAAACTAAGCCTTTCGCAGTCGTTGAACAGATGCAGGATGATACGACGATACTTGCGAAGGAACGCGCTTATTACGAAACGATCTACCGTTTTCAAATTGGCATGATGGCGCGTAGTTCTTCCGAGCGAGCGAAGTTACAAGAGAAGATACGAAAAGCGTTACTACAACCAAATATACCGTTATTCAATACTGATGGTCCGACTCCTACGAGTTCGGGCTTTTTTTATTGCGATGTAACGGCGGTTACTCCGATGCCAGTCGAAAACATGGCGGACGAGACGAATAAACACAAAGTTTATTTCGACGTTGAAGTTCCGGTTCAGCTTCGGAATGGAAGCGACCAGTTTGAACAATAAAAGGGGGAAATACAATGGCTCGTGGAGTTAACTTTTTATTATACGTAAATACAGGAACAGAAGCAACGCCAACGTGGACGAAAGTAGCCGGTCAGCGCGGCGGAACATTAACAAGAGAATACGACACAATTGATATCACTAGCAAGGATAATATGGGCTGGTCCGACGAAGAGTACGGCAACGCTTCTTGGTCAATCGAAGCTGACGGACTTTTAGTCGAAGATGATGCGGGATTCGCTGCGTTAGAGGCGGCGTTTGAGGGCGCTGAATATGTGTTGGCTCGTTTCGAAACACAGGCGGGTAACCAATACGAAGGATCAGCGATTATTAGCGACTTCAGTATCGAAGCTCCATACGATGATACTGCGACATACTCACTGACTTTAAACGGTAAAGGTGCTTATACGAAAGTACCAGCGGTTTAATAACGAAATAACAGCGGGCTCCGGCTCGCTCTTTTATTTATGACGAGGAGGAATCGGAATGCCCGAAATTACATTAGGCGGAAAGAATCGCGAAATGCGTTTTTCATATAAATCGATGCGAACGTTAGAGGCGCACTTTAAACAGCCGATCAACAAGATCATGAAGCAAACGGAAAAGCTCGAATCGCTCGAAGCATTATCGGCGTTCTATTACGCATGTTTGAAGCCGAAAGACAAGTCGATAACTTTCGATAAGGTCGAAGATTTAATCGACGATGCGTTAGATAGCGAAGAAATCACAATTACGGAACTATCCGAAAAGTTAAAAGAAACAATCGAAAACGCAACGATTATCAAGTCGATGAAGGCGGAGGAAGACGCAAAAAACTAACGGAAGCCTCTGACGAAGCCACTTACGATTGGGACGAATTAGAGGCGCAAGCTTTCGCTTATCTCGATTTATTACCGGAACAACTTTACGAATTAGAGCCGAGAGAGTATTCGAACCTGTTTCGTGGATACGAAATGAAGCGAGAGGCGAAACGTTATGAGAACGCTGATTTAATCATGATGTACATGCGTTCGCAAGGTCCGAAGAAACAGAAGTCTATCGATGACATACTCGGCAAGGAACGGAAAGGTACGAAAAAGGGCGGACGTAAAGTTACGCTCGATGAAAAACGAAAAGAACTCGATTACCTATCGGAAACACTAGGAGAGGCGGTGAATAGGTGAGCGGATTAAATATATCGTTTAAGATTAGCGCAATCGACGACTTCTCGAAAACTATGTCGAAGCTTAATACCGATACGAAGAAAGCGTTCGATACAGTCGGAACAATTGGCGCAGGCATGACGGTAGCTGGCGCAGGGATAGCGGCCGGACTAGGCGTTGCGGTTAAGACTGCGGCTGACTTCGAAAGTGCAATGAGTCGAGTCGGAGCATTAAGCGGGGCAACCGATAAGGATCTATCGTCACTAACGCAGACAGCGAAAGATCTCGGAGCGGCTACGTCGTTTAGCGCAAGCGAGGCAGCCGAAGGGATGTCGTATTTGGCGATGGCTGGATACAAAACGAACGACATAATCGCAGCTATGCCCGGGCTTCTTAACGCGGCGGCGGCCGGACAAACGGATTTGGCGACTACTGCCGACATTACATCGAATATACTTTCGGGATTCGGATTAGAAGCGGCAGAGACAGCGAGAGTTGCCGACATACTAACGAAAACATTTACGTCAAGTAACGTTGATTTGCAGATGTTGGGCGAAAGTATGAAGTATGTTTCTCCGACAGCAAAAGCGATGGGATTGTCTATCGAAGAGGTATCTGCTGCGGTAGGACTTTTAGGTAATGCCGGTATACAAGGAAGCATGGCGGGTACGAGTTTATCGATGTCACTAACTCGATTAGCCTCGCCAACAAAAGAAGCTGCGGATCTAATGAAAGATCTCGGGTTTAACGCTTTCGACGCCGAAGGGCAAATGCTTCCGTTAAATAAAATCATCGAAAATTTACAGAAGTCGACTGCAGACTTAACGGACGAACAGAAGATGCATGCGATTAGTACGATATTCGGTGCGGAGTCAATGAAATCGATGCTTACGTTAATGGAAGCCGGTCCCGAAGCATTATCCGCATTTACGAAGGAACTTGAAAATTCCGGAGGAACAGCGGAAGAAATTGCGAACAAACAACTTGACAATTTAAACGGGCAACTAACGATATTAAAGTCCGGACTAGAAGCGGCAGCAATATCGATAGGTACGGCATTATTACCGGTTATTAAATTCCTAGCGGCGGGCATTCAAAGTCTAGTCGATTGGTTCAACGGACTAAGCGAACCGGTAAAAACGTCAATCGCTATCGTAGCTGCGTTAACTGCCGGATTTCTATTGCTAATGGGTCCGATACTAATACTCGTCGCTATTTTACCGTCAATTGTCGCCGGCTTTAGTTTTATCGCAGGGGCTGTCGGTCTAGCGTCATCGGCGTTACTTAGCATTATCGGAATAGTCGTGGCGGTAGTTGCAGCGCTAGTATTAATCGGAGTCGGACTCGTAGCTGCGTACAACAAAGTCGGATGGTTTCGCGATATGGTGAATTCGGCGTGGGCTTCAATAAAGTCAGCGTGGAATACGGCTCTAGTATTTATTAGCGGATTAGTGAAGACGATTATGACGGAAGTGTCGTCGTTCTTTGGCGCGCAGTTGGCGAAGATTCAAGCGTTCTGGAACGAAAATGGAGCGCTAATCATGAAATTCGTTAAATCGTTTATGAATACGGTAAAGACGGATATACAGGCGGGTATGCAGTTTATTAAAGGTATATTTCAAGTCGTATGGCCGATAATCTCCGGACTAGTTAAAATCGCTTGGGGTATCATCAAAGCGGCAATCAATCACGGGTTAACCGTCGTACTAGGACTCGTCGAAGTTGCGATGAAAGTACTCGAAGGAGATTGGTCGGGCGCATGGGAATCGATACAACAAATCGGAAAAGATATCTGGCATAACATCGAAGACTTCTTCCGTAATATCGACCTCGTTCAAATCGGCAAGGATATCATACAAGGCTTAATTAACGGTATCGGCTCGATGGCAGGCGCAATCACATCAAAAGTTAAATCGTTAGCATCGTTAGTTCCTGACGGCCTTAAAGATTTCCTTAATATACATTCGCCGTCGCGTTTAATTCGCGATCAAGTCGGACGCTTTATTCCGATGGGTCTAGCGGAAGGTATCGACGGAAGCCTCAACGTAGTTAAGAAGGCGGTAAGCGGAATGGCAGCGATGGCGGTTCCGGATGTGCCGAATCAATCTTACGCTAGTCAATCGATTGGTAACGGTCAGGCGCAATCGTCCGTTACGTATCACGAAAACACACCGATAACGATTAACTATTACGGTAATGGATCGGAAGAAGATGCGCTAGGATTAGTCGATATTATTGACGGTGAATTGGCGAAACGTAAGCGACACGCGGCGCGTATAAGCGGGGTGAAAATTTAATGGACGTAACAATACAGCGCCTAAATGGCGCCTCTTTTATTTTCTCGGATTACGATATTAAAACGCTCGACCTCGTCGTTGATTCGCCCGAACCACGAACAGAAACGGAGACAATCGAAGGAGCGGACGGATACGAGGATCTCGGTACAACTTACGGAGGTAGAACGTTACGAGGCGAGTTCATGCTTAAAGCGGCAGATACTGCGGATTATCCGTTGCTCCGTAACGAAGTCTTTCGCATACTTGATTCGCGCGAGGCGTTTTATTTAATCGACAGTCGCGAGCCTGGCAAACGTTGGCTTGTTAAAGTTGCGTCGAAATACTCACACGAACAAATTCGGATATTCGGTCGGTTCGAAGTCGAATTTCAGTCGGCTAGCGCTTATTCCGAATCGATTAATACGACGATGACTCCGTTCGAACTAACGGATTATCCGTGGCAAATCGGTCAAGGACTTATCGACGCGGACGATCTCGTTTATAAACATTCGACGACAACGTTTCGGATATATAACGCCGGCGACGTGGCGGTAAATCCTCGGCGATATCCATTAACGATTAAATATACGGGCGCGTCTACGAATCTACAAATTAAAAACCTTACGACGTTAGATACGTGGAGCTACACCGGAGCGACGACGGCTAGCGATTCGTTAGAGCTCCGACGGACGCGTTCGTTAAAGAATGGCGTTGTAAATATCTTCGGCGATACCAATCGGAAACTGATAACGTTGGCGCCCGGATGGAATGACTTCGAATTGGTCGGCGTGAGTGGGACGTATGAGGTATCGTTTGATTTTCGATTCTATTACTTATAACGACAGGAGGCGATTGAATGGCGGATTATAAACCGGTAGGCGTACCGTTTGACCGTACGTTTAGAAATACAATTAACGAAAACTTCGGAATATTAGACAATGCAGTAAATACGCAAAAGACGAGGGTTGACGATTTGATTGCGGGAACGGAACAACCGTCCGAAGTCGTGGATGCTCGTGGAGGGGCGCCAGTTTTACGTGATCGATTAGACGGCGTTGATGCGCAGTTGGCAGAAAAAGCGCCAAAGGAAAAAACTGAAAGTATCATAACTCCCGAAGAATTCGGGGCAAAAGGTGATGCTGTAACAGATGATACACAGGCATTTAAAGAATTAGCTTCCTATCTCCTGACAAATAATACTGAAGTCCATTGGAAACCTACTGCAAAGTATGTATTAACAGAACCACTTTATTTTAAAAGTGGACTTCGCATGTATGGGCATGGTGCAGAAATTATATGGAGAGGTACACCGACTTTTGATAATTCAAGTCGATCAGTAGGTATCTTCAATGTAAATGGGGATGTTGAACAATCCAATAAATATGACGTAACCGCCATTAATTTACAAGGAAATTTGGTGAACAACGAGTCTCACACTCTTCCGTATTATGGTTCAATAACTGTCCCTAACCATCCATATCAAGTTGGTGACTACATTGTTATGGAGCTAGATACAGGCACACAAAATTCATTAGAACTAAAACCAAGAGATCATAAATTAGTAAAGATTGTTCGTGTTGAAGGTGACATTCTCTATGTCGATTACACTAGTCCATACACTTTGAATATTAGTCAAATGACAAGCCCTAAAGTTTATAAGGCAACCCCTGCCGAAAACATCGTTTTAGATAATATCTTTATCAATGATGAAAGAGTTATCACAGAACCCAAAGATTGGATAAATTCCCACCCTAATGTAAGTGAGTTTATGAGTGGGGTTGTTTTAAGGTATTGCCGAAATGTAACAATCAACAAAGTTAAAGGTTATAATACTAAATTTCCCGTCTTTTATGTTATGTTGTGTTCACATTTACGATTCCAGGATGGGTATTTAGATAAACCAGCAATTGTCGGACCCGGTGAAGGGTATTATACGCAGTTTAATAATTCACGTGATATTATCGTTGAAAATATTCAAGGTGAAAATACTAGACATATCGTTGATTTTACTGCTTCATCGAATGCTATTATTAAGAAATCCAAAGGTAATAAAAGTTACGGGATTGATTTTCAATCTCATGGTAACTATGAACACAATATTGTATATGAAGATTGTATAGGTACTTGGAACTTTGCAAGTGGTGAATCTTTTGGAAATGCTGTTCGTGATTATAGTCTTATTAGATGTAAGGGTATGTTGTTAGGTAAATACTCAAAAAATATCACTATTAAAGATTCTGAGTTTACTCTGAATAATCCTCTAACTAGCTTAAAAGCTGAAAACAGTTTAATTCATTGGTATCTATCTTCCGGAACATATGAGGCTGATCCTAGAAGTGTGAAAAATGATCGTGTTATTCATTTCAAAAACTGTAACGTTAAAGTGTATAGTTCAACATTCGCTAGCGCTATTATCAGTTACCATGACATTACGATTGAAGGCGGTCAACTAATTGATCTAAAGAAAGAAACTGAGAATTATAGAGGTGGATTTCTAATCGATCTTAGAGATGTTGATAAGTTCACAGTCATTAATTGCTCATTAGTTGATAATATTAGATTTAGGATTAATACATCCTCGGTCGATATTGATTTTGCGTTCGATAAAAATCACATGATATGTCATGGAGAATACTATCACTTTACAGCAAAGACAACATCAAACATGGCGATAAGAGCGAAAATAACAAATAATACATTTATAAATGGTAAAACTGATGGAACGAGAATGCAATTACACAGATTACCTTCTAATGATGATCAAACGAACACGCAATCCATTGTATTGTTTAAAGATAATATTGTTAAACAAGGAACGATTTTAGCACAAGTAACGAGTACAAAAGATGTTTACATTTCTCGTGACAATACGTTAATTGATTGTTCAGTTACTGTTGATTCGGGTATTTCTAAAATTGTTAACACTGATATCATTGTACCTGCATAAAGTTGTATTTTGTAACTACTCATACTGTACAATTGGAGAAAATTCCGAAGTAACTAACGGAGCCCCTCGCGGCTCTTTTTTCGCATACAATTCTCGAAAGGAGGCGGTCACTATCGCTGACCTAACGATAACAAATCTCGTAGGCGAATCGGAGCTACTCGTCGGCTACGCGAAAGATAGTCTCGCCATTAAATCGGCAGTGAACGGTGATCGTTCGCTGTCTTTTTTATTGCCGAAAAGTGGCGTCAACGAGCATGCTTTCGATTTAGTCGAAGAGGAATCCGTCATCGAATACGACGGTCATTCCTATCGCATTAAAAACGTAACCGAACGCGTCGTCCGATCAACGCCAGTCAAGGCGGTAACGGCACCGCACGTATTCTTCGATATCGTTGACGATTTCCGTTACGACACGCTAACGACCGGATTCAAGTCAATCGCGCAAGTCTTATCGTTCATATTCAACGGAACCGATTGGAGCTTTTCTGTAATTGATTCGTTTGACACGGTAGAATTCGAAAACTTCGGCAACGCGAACTGTCTCGACTTATTTTCGAAGGTTCTCGAACGGTACGGCGCAGAATTCGACCTTAGCGGAAATAACGTTATCATACGCAATAAAATCGGCTCGCTCATCGACTTACAATTTCGCTATAATCACAACGTTAAAACGTTGAATCGTACGGTCGACACTTCGAATCTTTCAACGTATATAAAAGGAACGGGTAAGCAGCGCGAGGACGGAAGCTATTACGTCGAGGCGGAATATACGTCGCCGAACGCATCCATTTTCGGAATCAAGCATGCGCCACCATACTCTAACGAATCGATTACGCATCTTGCGACATTGGAACGAAATCTACAACGCGCCATCCAAGATACACCAGAAGTATCGATCGAACTAGAATTCGTCGTATTAAAGGACGCAGGCTATACGAAACCGAAGCCGTCACTTGGCGACGTGGTGCCGACGATATATGAACCGTTGAAGGATCTCGACCTCGACCTTCGCGTAATGGAAATCGAAGAATATCCGGAAAGCAATAAAGCGCCAAAAGTCGTTCTAGCTACGTCGAAGTTAACGTTGGCGGACGCGGACTTTTCGTACCAGAAAGCGTTACTCGATAAGATATACGATGCTAATAGCGGGCGATTACGATATAACGTTTACGATGAAGCCGTGAAACGAGCGACCGAGGCGTTAAATAATTCGTTAACGGAACTCGAATATCCAGTCGGAATGGGAATTATCGCAAGAGATCCGAACGACCCTAACCGATTCGTAGCGTTGCGGTCGAGCGGACTCGGCATCACAACTAACGGAGGGCTAACGTTTGATGAAGCTATAACGGTTCTCGGCGTAAATACTTCGTTACTGACTGCCGGACAAATTAAAACGAACAACATTCAGATTATCGGAAACGATGATCTTTTTTATTGGGACGGAAATTATCTCATCGCTATTAACGCAGCCGATCCGAATAAATTCGTTCGTCTAAACAGCGACGGGCTATATGTCGCAAAGGGAGCGCTCACTGTTGAACGCCCTGACGGATTTAAAACGATCATCGACGGTTATTCGAACTTTAACGTAAATGTAGAATCGGCTGACCCTCCGTTTCGAAGTAATAACTTAACGCAAGTCGGACGTTTCTGCGCTACGACAAGCACCGTTAAGGAAGATTTCAATCTTTACTCATTCCGTCATGAGGCGCGTTATTTAAAACTCGACTTAGCGCATTACGTAGATACAAATGATTTCGGAGCATATGGAGAAATAATCGTCGACTTATTGGACGCAGGAAATACGAATCTATTTACGGCTTCTTTTATTAACGGAATTGGCGGAGAGCAAGCATCGTTAGGTCGCGTGTATACCGTTGATCTAGGCGTTCCGACAGGTAACGCGATGAGTATATACTTGCGCTTGCGCTCTAGCTCGGATCTAAAAAACGTATATCTCCGTAAGAGACGTATTTGGTTGGAGGGATGACGAATGTTTAATGATACGCACCTATTAATTTACGTAGATGTCGACGATTTAGGCAATATAACGGAATTCTTCGCAGGCTCTCGGATTATCCCCGACCGTCAATACGATTATTTCTTTTACAAGGCGAAGGATGATGTTGAGATCGAGGGGTTGCAGCAAAAATACGACGTGATTAACGGAGAACTCGTACGGAAGGAGGCGTAAGATGTGACGGAGCCAAGCGGACATGAGCTTAACGAAAAAATTGCGGACATTCGCGAATGGTTAGTTCGAATTGATACGAAAGTCGACTTCTTAAACGAAGTTAAACGTACGGCAGAGGAAGCGGAATCTAAAGCGGATGAGGCGCTTGCAATATCGAAGGAGAATCGCGAAGACATACGCGAAATGAAGGCGAATACGAAATGGGTTTGGGGAACGATTCTAACGGCAATTGCGATAATTGTTTCGATAGGTATCGCAGTTTTTACGTAAGGCAGTCGGTCGCCGCGACTGTTCGTTGGCTACGTTACAAAACGCGGCGCCGACCTTAACTAAATTATAAACGGAAGGAAGCGATTACGCAATGGCGAAGATTCAAGACATTCGCAAGCAAACGGCAGGAGGCGCAAGCAGACGAGCGCTTAGTCGTATCGAGAATATTGCACGCCACCATTCGGCAACAAATAGCGGAGACTATTTCGCATTCTGGAACAGTCGATGGAGTAAACTCGGATGGAAGACCGGCGGCTATCACGAAATTATCTTACGCGACGGAACCGTTCAACTTTGCTACGATGCGACTGTCATTACGAATGGTATCGGCGGACATAATACGGGAACATATCATATCTGCGTTGTTGGTAACGGATCATTCACCGAAGCGCAAGAGACTGCGTTCGAGGAACGTTGTAAGGCGGCGATGGATCGTTTCGGATTGTCCGTTTCGAAAGTACTCGGTCATAAAGAATTCAGCGGAACGTCAACGGCGTGTCCTGGTATCGATATGAACATCGTAAGGAAACGATTATCTACCGGAAAAGTAACGGTTTCAGCGCCTAAAACGGAAGTGAAGACCGAAGTTGTTACGAAGCCGTCAACTTCTTACGACTCAGTCCTCGGTAAAGGACGTAATAACCGTAAATCCGATATCGTATCGCTACAAAAGGACTTAATCGCGAAAGGATTCTCGCTTCCTAAATACGGAGCCGACGGAGATTTCGGGACTGAGACGGAAGAGGCGGTCAAAGCATTCCAACGTAAAGTCGGTATTACGGTCGACGGCTTGGTAGGACCGGTAACTCTGGCGAAATTAAATGCGTATGTGCCAGCGAAAGCGAAGGCGACTTATCCGTTACCGAACGGAGTATTTCGTAAAGGGTCGAAAGGAGAATCCGTTAAACAAATTCAGCGCGCATTAAAGGCGGCTAACTTCGATTGCGGTGCGGTTGACGGAATTTACGGCTCGGCTACGGAAGACGCGGTTAGACGATTCCAATCGATGTATGCGGACTTAGCGGGCGATGGTGTTTACGGACCTAAGACGAAAAATAAACTAGCGGAGGTGTTACGATGAAAATTCCAAATAGATTCCGAAGCTATCCGTTATGGGTCGCAGTTGCCGCATTAATCGGAATGATACTAAACGATGCTAGCGTTGTGGGGCCGGAGAAGTTCAACGAGTATGTCGATTATATTTTCGCAGTATTGATCGCAGCGGGCGTTATTAATAATCCGTCACAAGGTAGCGGATTTAAAGACGAAAAATAAACGAAACCTTTTCGAAGTTCTTACGTATTATTGCGTAAGGCTTCGCATACATATTTTAACGTAGGCGTTGCGGTAAAGTTTGGTAGTGTTGTAAGATTATAGTTGGACATAATTGATAGGAGGTTTTTACTAATGAAAAAGTTTTTAAGTTTTTTAGTGGTTGGATTACTTTCGATGATGATGATGGCGGCATGTGCAACGGATTCAGCGACGGATGAACTCGAAAAGAACGATGATAATAAAGCGGAAGCTAAGACGGGCGATGAATCGACACCAACGGAAGAAGAGAGCGCCGAGTCCGAGAAGGAAGAAGAAGCGAAAGCCGAAGACGTTTGGACGTATTATGAAAACGCTAAGTGGTCAGATGATTACAACGGATTAAAAATGGAAATCCAAAAGGCGGTCGTTACCGATAAGGCTCCGACAGTTGAGGATGAAAACGCAAACGCTTCGGCGGTTGGCGTAAAGTTTAGAATGGAAAATACGACTGACGGTAAGTTTACGTTTTATCCGGACCAAGCGGTACTTGTAACGTCAACTGGCGAACAAATCGATATGCCTGACATGTTTGTTTCGGATAATCTCGGTGGCGAGATCGATAAAGGCGTAATTAAAGAAGGTAATATTATCTGGTATCTCGAACGCGGTGAAGCGGAATCTATCGAATGGATTAAGCTATCATTTAGCGGACATCAAGGACCGGAAGATGATTTCGAATCCGAAATTAAAGAATACGAGATCGAATTACAATTGAAATAGTGAAAACGGGGCGCTCTGACTTTAACGGTCGGGCGCCATTTTTTGCGTTTATATATTGAAAAAATCATCGTAGTCTACATTCTTCTTCGTCAAATCCCTTAATGCTTTAACGATCTTTCGGGCATTCTTCATCGTTGGCGACACGTTATCTATCTGACACAAACGACTGATCGTTGATTTACTAACTCCACTTTTCTTCGATAATTCCTGCTGAGATACTTCGTTTTCATCTAAAAACTTCGCTAATTTCGAACGATTCCTTTTACCTAAATTAATCCAATTCAACGATTTTCCTCTCCTTATATCTCTATTTATCCTCTAGCTTGGTCAATATTCCAAATTTTTAAACTAAAAATAAATTCGAAAAATAGGAAACATAGACAAACGGTCACCCATATGATGTATCACAACCGTTAAACAACGGCTAAACGAAAGGCCTAAACGTTAAACGGTCGTTAAACGAATGTAAAACGAGGTGGTACGTATGGCACGAAAAATACTCGGCATTGACGCCGGCAACTATGAAACGAAAGTAGCGGTCGAAGGTTCCGTCTATAAGTTTCGAAGTTTGCTCGGTGAATGGCGCGAAAGGAATTTGAAGTCAACGTTCGGTGACGATATGGAGTACGTTTACGAGGGAAGGCGCGGTCTAGCCGGCGATATCGTTCAGTATGAATGCGACTTTATCCGTCAGAGATTCGGTGACACTAAAGCGCACGAGGACGCTAAGATTCGGATCTTGCTCGCGGTACACAAATACGGAAGCGACGTGAATGACATCGTCGTAGGACAGCCGATTAAATCTCATACGCCAGCGCAGAAAGAAGTGATTAAGACGATGCTACAAGGCGCTCATACGCTTACGGTGAACGACGTAGAGAAGACGTTTACTATTCGGAATATCGAAGTAGCTGCGGAGGGTGCCGTCGCTTATTGGGCGTATGAAGGGCTTGAGCAAGCGTTGCGTTTTATCGATATCGGCAGCGGAACGATTAACTTCGCATCCGTTCATAAAGGGCGCTTCGTCGACCGTGATTCCTTTACGGTAAGCTACGGAGTAGAGAGCGCAAGGACACGCGATTATACCGGTTTAGCGAGCGCCATTATCGCCGAATCATCTAAACGTTGGAAGGCGGACGATGTCGTCAGAGTATGCGGAGGAGTGGCCGAAGAACTAACGATTAGGCTAGCCGAATATTACGAAAATGTCGAAGTAATAAAGCCGTGGGATTTGGCGCCAGTTTATACGAATGCTATCGGCTGTTACGAGTTAGCGAGGGTTTTATATGAGTCGCGTAAGTAAAGGCGTAAGTTTTAACGTTTCCGACGCATATGAGGCGAGACTATTCGAATACGCAATGACGCAAGGGGCGTTCAGTAAGTTAGTCAAGCGATTGATTGCGAAGGAGATGGAAGGCGGACAGGTGGCGGTTAAGCGTCCGGTTGTTGAGGATAGCGTGGCGCGTCCGATGGATGACGTAAGCAGCTTCGTTTGAATTTGCTTTCTCATTCCGTTCCATTCCATTCTTTCGCTCTAAATAAAACCTTAGTCGCTTTCTTATTCGTATTGTCCACGCTGAATTACTTTAGTTACGGATACTTTAGTTTTTATTTTAGTTACTACTAACGTTAAGGAGACGATATTTATGTTTAATTTACCGCCAGTTAGCCTGTTCGATTTATCACCGTCAATGACGATCGGATACGTTTTAGTCGCCGGAGTTGGAATCGTATGTATCAGCGCTAGTTTCTTAGAGCGCAAGCTGTTCGGAGGATCTCACGCTTACATCTTCGAATGGATTGACCGCCTACTTAAAATCGGATTGCCTGTCGCATATATCACGATCGTATGGCGTCTATTTAGCGGTCTGTGAGGCGTTGAAATGCTAACGGGTATAAAACGATTACTAACGAAATCGAACGCTCGTACGACGCTAATAAGCGCCTTTAATGCAGGCGGAATCTATCTATCGATGAAGAATAGCGGAGGCAAGGAAATACGACGATATCCGAAGATACATTCGGTTGAGCCTGGCGAAGAGTCTACGCGCTTTGTGTTTACGTTGCCGAACGGATTTGATCCGAAAGAGGTAGCGAAAAGGGAGTACGCCTTTAAGCAAGTGTTCGGTCGGTTTATCGAATTGAAAGGCGACTTGAAGCGTTACGTGCTGACGGTTTATAAGTCCGGAATGCCGACCGAATTTAAGTATCGTTACGACGAAATTAAGGAGGCGATAAGTCAGTCGAAGTTGCCGATCGTCTGCGGTAAAGATAGAAACGGTCAGCTCGTCGTTTATGACATGCGAGATATTCCGCATTTATTAATCGGAGGGGCGACCGGCTCGGGTAAATCGACTCAGTTGCGCCAACTATTAACGACGTTGATAATCGCTTTACCTCCGAAAAAACTCGAACTATATTTAGCGGATTTAAAGAAAGCGGAGTTTCATATATTCCGTAATGTTGAGCACGTAAAGTCTAACGTAACTCTTACACGCCACGTCGAATCTATGCTCGATTATATTAGCGAAGAAATGGATCGACGAAGCGACCTTCTCGACGTATTTGGCGTAGCTCATATCGACGACTTGCCGACAGAACAACGTAAACCTTACATCGTTTGCTGTATCGATGAGTTCGTAATGTTACGGAAGAATCAAGCGGTCATGGCGAAATTAATCGAACTCACTGCGCTAGGTCGTGCGCTTGGAATATTCGTAATATTATCGATGCAGCGACCGGTTAAAGACGTTCTCGATACGACGATTCGTTCGAATCTTAATGTCGCAATGGGATTCCGCGTAAGGGACGCTATCGAGTCGCGCGTACTTAATACGCCAGGCTCCGAGAAGATTGACGTTCCTGGCCGATTCTATATGGATACGAACGGAATCATGTCGGAGGTACAGTCGCCGTTACTTAGCGTTGAGGAAGCGAAAAGGCTACTCGAACCGTTTAGAGTTGCGCCAACCGAGGCGAAAGATATTACGGAGATTACGAAAGGACCGGAATTAATAGAAGAAACGCCAATCTTCGGTCAATGGGAAACGGAGGACGATAATAATGAAGAAACGTGATCGAGCGATTATCGAAACGCTAGAATTATTTCGTGCGATGTCACGCGATCAGATAGCGGAATTATTTTACGGAAATTTAAAGAGTCCGACAACGAACGCCAACTTTGCGCTTAAACGTTTAAGGGACCGAGGTTATATAGAAGCGAATACCGAACGCCAACCTTACGTATACTTTCCGAAGCCTGCTCGCATAAAGCAAGACGGACAGAAGGTCGACCACTTTCTAAAGATAGCGGACTTCTATCTGCAGCTTAAACGGGCAGGTGGCGCCATTAAGTTTATCCACGTCGAACCGCAGTATATTGACGGAAAGATTCGGCCCGACATCTGCGTCATGTGGCAAGGCTCCGTATTCTTCGTCGAAATACAAAACTCGCATTATACGCATAAAGTTATGGCGGAAAAGTTTCGGAGGTATCAGGCGTTCTATGATTCGGGCGAGTGGCGGGGGTTGCCGTTTCAAACAAAAAGCGCTCCGTTCCCTTTCGTATGGGTTGTCGCCGACCATAAGTATAAGATCGACGTAAAAGGATTCCGAGTGTTTCAATCGAAGGATGTGGCGGATTTATTACGTCAGGTAGGAGCGAAAACTGGCGCTTGAATATCGAACGTATATTCGTATATAATAATCGTAAAAGATTCGAAAGGATTGACGGAAATGATTAAAGACCGTGGCGCTAAGAAATGGACGGCGATGATGCTACCGGAGCATGTCGGGCTAGTCCGTAAATATTTCGCTGAGGATGGACGGATAGATCAACCGATACTTGACGAATATGAGATCGAAGAAATAGAGTCGCGGATTCATTTCGCGATGGAAACGGGCGATGCGTTGGAGTTTAGATATTGGCGAGATGGATTCGTAGATAGCGTGGTCGGGCGCGTACATTACGTGGATGCGATTACGAAGGAGCTTCGGATAGTTGAGGATGGCGGAAGTGTGGTGCGGTTAAAGTTTAGCGAGTTGACCGGAGTTAAGTAGTGTGTATAGGGTGTGTGGTTTAATCAATATAATCGCAGACCATCTACACTATTTTCAACGATTAGAAATATAAACGACGACAAGTTTCGATATTACATTTTGACTCATAAGTCTGAAATTTTTCAAGCGCTTAGAACGTTTTTTCCGAAATAAAAAGAAGGCTGATTTCCTGGCCTTCTTAAATTCTCGGATACAGTTGTATGACAAACTGGTCGCGTTTGGTCCATTCTTTTCGTCTGAGATATGTCGCCTTATCTAATACAGCTTTCAACAATCGATTCTTACTTTCGATATCTGCGAGATCATATTCGCTAATAACCGTTTGCAATTGAGGCAGTAATTCATTAACGCTATTTTGGCGAATCTCTTCTTTTTGAATCTCACTTGAAATATTTTTAATTTCATCTTTTAATCCGTTGATGCGGTTTGTTAAATTCTGCTGGCGTTCTAAAAACGTATCTACATCGTAAACTCCTCGTTCAAGCAAATCATGTAAATTGCTTTTCTGTTCTTCTAATTTTTCTACCTCTTCTTCCTTATTTTCAATTACCTTTTTCTTATATTGCGAATCGTCCCCGTTATTTAATACTGGAGCTTCCGTCATAATTTCGAGTTCTGCAGCAAACTGCTTTAGTCCGTCGATAACACGCTGTTCAACTAAATTCAAAGCTGACCCTTTTTGCACGCCTTTACATCCTGGATTGTTACAGCGAATGACGTCGTTAGGACGATCTGGTCGAGGTTGATAAAGCATAGAATAACCGCATACTTCACACTTCAAGACACCGGCTAGCGGATTCGATAACGTTTTATCAGTGACGGTAGAATGGCGCCATCGCCCGGAGTGCGCTCGATTTGCGGCATCGAATAGTTCGCGTGACACAATCGGATCGTGTGCGCCTTCTTTTATCGTCCATTTGTCGCGTGGCATTTTCTTTTTGGTATACTTCCCGTCTCTTTTCGAATAACGGACTTGTCCCCAAATGATGTTACCGATATAAACTTCGTTTTTAATAATTGACGTAATACTGCTCGGTGCCCAATTTTTACGTTTATTATTAGGAGGTTTTACGCCTAGACGGTCGAGTTCATTTGCGACGGCTTGTCTTCCGTGTCCGTCTCGCATCATTTCGAACATTTTCTTTACGACCCACGCGGTTTCTGGATCGGGGTATAGCCGTAAGTTTTCATCACGTAAATATCCGTATGGCGGTTTTTTACTTATCGACTTACCTTCGCCTGCAGATGCGGCCCGACCTCGTTGCATACGGCGAGTTATTGCCTTTAATTCTTCGCGTGCAACTAACGACTTAATTCCGAAGACCAACTCCCACGTTTCTGATTCCGGATCATATACTTCGGTAGGAGTTAGTATTTTTGCGCCTGAGTACCGGAAAGCGCGATCGAGGAGTCCTTGATCGAGCATATCGCCACGTCCGAGACGATCGAGGTCCATTACAAGCACACCGTCTACGTTATTAACTTCTATATCTCGGAGCATCGCTTGTATTTCCGGACGTTCCGATATAGACTCTCCGGACACAACCTCTTCGTATATGTTTGCGATATTATGATTCTCTTTTTTAGCTACCGCGAAAAGTGTGCGACGATGGCGATCGAGTGTGTCGTAAGTTTCTCCGTTTTCGCTCGCTTTCTTTTCTTCTTCAAGGTCTTTTCGACTTTTACGTAAATATATATTAATAGTAAGACCGTTAGGACGGCTCATGTACAATCACCTCTACACGAATTATAACCGACTATACACAAAAATGTAAATTCGTTATTCTTGTCCGAAAATACAAGTCCTTGCGTCAATCTAAGTGAGGAGTGATTAACGTGAAAGAGTTTACATTCGGAAATACGACGGTGGTTATTCATTCTCCGTTAGCAAGCATGACATCCGATGAGAGGCGTGAATGGTACCGTACCGAGCAGACGAAAGGGAACGCCGTATTAAAAGAAATTTCGCAAGCGGTAAACGACAGCTACATAAAGCGGATGACAAACGTTGCGAAATAGGCGACGTTATTTTTTTTTTTGCGAAAAAGTTCTTACGAAAGTGTCCGAAATTACGAAGTGATGCGTCCTAATAAGTGTAAGGCGAAAATCACTCGGAAAGGAGCGTAATAGATTGACTGAAAATAAACTAATCTCCATCGAAGCCCAACACGAATATAACGTAACATCCGGCAAGTCCGAATCGCGCATCTTCGTTAAGATGTACGTTGACGCCGTAAAGTCCGGACTCATCGCAGACCTCGGACCCGAACGATGGCAAACGTTATGCGTGCTAGCGTCGTTTATGGACGCAAATGGCGAATGTTATCCGACTCAGGACCGAATAGCAGCAGCGCTAAAAATACGGCGAGAAACGGCTAATAGACGCGTCAAATCGCTATGTGATTATCGGTGGGAAGGGCGTCCGTTAGTCGTAAAGAAGCAGTCGAGGGACTTCGAAAGTCAGACGTTTAATAACGTAAGGTATACGATCATGCCGATAAGTCAGCTGGCGATATTCGACTAGGTGTGACGCGGACATCACTAGGTATGTGACGCTGACGTCAATTAGTGAGTGACGCGTACGTAACACAAACTAGAACCAAGAACTAGAACCAATAAACAAGATTAAAACATTACGCCTAAATAAAATACATTTAGTCGTTGTGGTTATTATCGTTAAGTAATTTATCGGTAAAAACATAGTCGATTATACGTAAGTATAAGAGACAAAGTTTTTAATAAATAACTAAAGAAATTTACGAAGTAAGGGGGACATAGAAATGGAACGGATAACACAATTACAAAACTTAAACGACAAACTTTATAGAGTGGTTGAAATCCTTAAAAGAAAACAAAAAGACAAAGAATTATTAACAATTCAAGCTTATATAGTTGAAGAAATTGCTGATGAAATGAGAAACCTCTTGAGTAATTCCGACAACGGTATAAGTCATATACACGATTATTCTGAATCTGATATGGATTAGTTAACTTTTTGCTTACCAACAAGCAGCGGAGCGAGCACGTAGTAATCTTAAACGCTAACGTCGATTCTGAGCCGAGTTTTAACGAAAATAGTCTACGTATATCAAACGGAAATTATTAACGAATGTATTTATACCTAAACGAAAGGAGCACGATAGTATGACGAGTAAAACGAAAGCTAGCGACTGGCGCAACCGTCCGATCGACGAATGGAATGTCGCCACCTTTACCGCCTATCTAACCGAACGCCACCTCGAAGTCTACGGAACGGAATATCTTCCGCCTGGACGAAACTGGCGCATGGAGCAAGGACTTATCGGCAACCTCATCGGCACTCGCGGAAAAACCCCTAAGCCGCGTAAATACGAGCCGGCGGTGGTCAAGGCGTTTATCGACGAATGTTTTCGAATCCATCGCACGAGTCCGCAGTATCCTACCGTAAATTTTACGTGGCTGTACAAATGGAAGACGGACGTGTGGGCGAGAGTTGTGGCGGAGGAACAAGCGAAGGCGAGGCGGTCAGAAGCCGTCGAATCGGTCGGTATGTCAGCGGAAGAGTTGAGCGATTGGTTATAGACGTGGTAGACAAAAAAGCGAAGTAAAGGAGATGTGTAAAAATGGACGATAAAAAACGTTTGAAAGAGATTAAAGAGTCATATTCAAATTGTATTGATATGGCTTTATCAGATGGTGAAACTTTACCAAGCTACGACATAGAGGTTGCTGATTTGAATTACCTTATTCAACAAGCAGAAAAACTAGAACAGCTAAAGGAAGTTATAGCTAGAAATTTAACTGCTTGGGATACATCTAAAGATAAATCACAAGGGTTACTTCCAGAAGTATATTACGCAAATAAAATCTGGTACAAACGTTTAACTGGCGAGGCTTATGTTTTCGGTAAAGCAGTTAAAAAGTTCAATATAGAATAATTCGCTTTTCGCTAATATAACGAAATAAAACCGAAAGGAGTTTTCGAATGAACAATCACGAAAGTAAATGCGTACTTGCCTCGCGATGCAAAGTGGCGGGAAGCGTACGATGCAACGCTCAATGTCCGTCATTCATCGCCATGCACGGCGCAAGTGGAATCGGAGGAAGATCGGCGGCAACTGGTCTACCGAAAGAGTATCGGCTTGTAACGCTCGAGAATTCGCCTGTAGAGACGGAACAACCGAAGATATACGAAACACTTGCGAAGTATATAACGACGTTTGAACGCCAATTTGAGGACGTCAGCGACCGTGTATATACGGAGTTAATTACGAAAGGTAATAGCGAAAAGGAAGCGCAAGATGGCGCGAGGGTCAAGTCGTTCTATTTCTTTTCCGAATCACCGGGAACAGGAAAAACGACTACGGCATCGGCATTAATTAACGAATATGTAATGGCGCATTATATCGGATCATTAAAGCGAGGTAAGCAAGCGTTAGGCAGGCCGGCTTACTTCTTGGATTGTAACGATTGGCAGTCGTATTACAACGGATTCAACCGCAGCAACATTCCGAGAGATATCGCCGAAGTTAATAGTCGCGAATTCTATACGCAACTCGAACGATCGAAGAAGGCGCCATTTTTAGTTATCGACGATATTGCTGTCCGAGAGGTAACGCCAGGATTTCGCGGTGATTTACATTCGCTTATTAACTATCGTGTTACGGAGCAGTTGCCGACGATTTATACGTCCAATGTTCCGATGAAGGATCTACCGCAAGTATTCGGAGAGTTCCGTTTATACGATAGAATGCGAGATCAATGCGCGGAATTAACATTTGGAGGGATATCGAAAAGGGGGCGACGTTGATGACGTGGGATTTAAGTATTTATATAGAACCGAAATTATCGAAAGGTAGTTACGACGTTATAGTAGACGTTGTTGACTTAGAAGATATGGATACGCTAGAAAGTTTCAATTTTAATTTTATCGGTTGTGATAGAGAGCGGGCTTGTTACGCTGCATTCGAAGTTGTTAAAGAAAGGGTTAGTTGGTTGGGAGATATTAAAATCAGCGTAGTATGTCCGACAATTGACCGAATACAAGCTATGTTGGAGGAAAAAGAGAAGTTGAAATACGAGGATTGGCGCGACTATTCTTTCTACTTAGATGATATATCAAGCATTCTCATTGATAACGGTTATTTTTTAGATGGAGCGAGGTTATCAAGAGCCGCGGAGGTGTCCGAATGACTAATAACAACGAAAACGAAGACGAACGCATCATCGACGAAATTATCGAAGTCGACTTGCCTGCCACATTTGGCGACATCTGCGAAGTCGAAGGTTATGGCGTTAGAGTATTCCGCGTCTTCGGCTATCGTATCGAAAATTGTTTTACGGAGGAGCGCGCATGGGTCGACGTAGTTTACGAACTGATCGACGCGGTGAATGGCGAGTGGCTTGAAGCGGACGCAGATGACGTTGAACTATTGGCGGACGCTGAAGATGCCGACGTTTATATGCAGACGATAGATTACGATAATTATCCGAAGTCGTTTATGGAGACGGTGGGCTGGGGAACGGCTATAAATAACGAAGGGGAGGCGTTAGGAATGGCGAAAAAGGGCGAGGGCGAACGTAAACCAACAGCGAGGGAGTTAAGCGCGAAGTTGGCGGAGGAGCGGAAGAAGGCGAGGAAGGAGCGGAAAGAAAAGATAGATAACGAGTTGGACCGTTATAACTTCTTTAAGCGACAGTTTGATAGAACGCAAGACAGACGTGATAAGGAAGCGATGGATACGGTAATGGCGGAGATTAAAAAATTGCGTAACGATGTAACCTATTCGGAGAGTAACGATAAAGATAGCGATGATAATAAATAATTGATACAAATAGCGACATAAAAGGAGAGGTTGAACTTGGAATATAACGAGGTTTATAAAGACTTATTTACAGTCGATAAAGAGTATTTCCTTGCACATTGTATTAGTGCAGATGCAAAGATGGGTGCAGGGATAGCAGTTGAATTTAGAAAGAGATTTAAACTAGGTCAATTTCAAAAAGAGGTTGAGAAAACAGGGTTGATAGTTGGTAGTTGTGCAATGGTTGGAAGAGTGCTAAACCTTGTAACTAAAAGGGTTTATTGGGGTAAACCTACTTACGAAACATTCACTAAAGCAGTCGAGGATATGAAAAGATTAGCTGTTAAACACGATATAAAAAAGATTGCTATGCCACAAATAGGTGCAGGGTTGGATAAATTAAGTTGGGCGAAAAATCGAGAAATCATTAAAGAAATTTTTTCAGATACAGATATAGAAATTCTTGTTTGTAGATTTAAGTAACTGTGTCGCAGTTCGCATAAATTACGAAATTAAAAGGAGGTTGAACGCGTGAACTATTTCAGTTTATTACTATCGAAGGCTATCGAGAACAACGATCCAGCCGCGCTTACCCGATTCGGCATCACGGAATCTGACGCACCGACGAAGGGCGAGCGCGAAGCCTTCCGTTTTATCACCGACTATGCGGAAAAGAATCGCAACCAGGCGCCGACCGCCGAAATGGTTGTCGCAGAGTGTTCGGAGTTCGTTCCGGAGTTCGGTATCGACATGGCTTACGAATACTTGCGCGATAAAATAAAGTCGCATTCGGCGAAACTGGCTATCGTTGATTTGGTCGAAAATAAACTGTCGTCTAAATTCGAAAGTGAGGACGGCAATATTTTAGTAGACGGCTTGATTTCGGATCTCGAAAGTATTAAAATAAGAACAAGCGTTCGGTCTAAAGTAGGAACGAATATCAAAACGGACACTGATTCGTTTCTTTCGGAGTACCGTAAACGTAAGGCTGGCGACTCATTCAAGATATGGAAGTCGAAGTTTCCTACGGTTAATGAATCAATTGGCGGATATTTCAGCGGCAATATGTACACATTTTACGGCCGATCAGGTCGAGGAAAATCCGTCATTACTATGGAAGAGGCGTTAGAAATGGCGTTTCAAGGCGCGACAGTATTAGTTTGGGCGATGGAGATGTCAAAGTTCGAATGGATGGCGCGTGCGTATTCGTCGATATCAGCTCGCGAAGGTTTAATTTCGGCAACAATCGAAGGAGTAGATTACGAGGTTGGCTTCGAGAACAAGGCGTTACTAATGGGGCGATTAGACGATGAGTTCGAGGCGGCTTTCGAAATATTCCTGGCGACCATTAACGAAAAGATTCCCGGTAATATTATCGTAAGGGCAGCGGATGACGAAGATTTTTATCAGCGCGGAATCAAACAATTAGAGGCCGATATTCAACAAGTTAAAGCGGATGTGGTCGTACTTGACGCATTTTATCATATGGACTACGAACGAAATACGTCGAGGACATCCGGTGGAGATGCGGCAAATACTTCGATGAAACTTAAAAAATTAGCGGGCTATACTCAGACGGTTATATTCGCGGTTACACAAGCGGAAGAAGTCAGTAATGATAAAGACGAAAATGGGAATCGCGAATTAAAATTACCAGAGAGATCCGAAGTCAAGAAAACATCCGCAGTATTGGAGGATGCGACCAACTTAATCGCGATTGATTCATTAGACGGTCGAGCATTAATCGGATTAAATAAAGGACGTAACGGGGGAGAAGGAACCACAGTCGAACTAATATATCTTCCTAACTTCGGGATCGTAAGAGAACCTGAGACCGGAGAAGCAGCGGCAAGCCAATTCGATTTCTAGCACTTTAGTCGCGTATTAACGTTAGGTAAATTTAACCAATCGCCTAAACCGTCAACTTTCGACAAATTACACCCCTTTTCTCGGTAAAAAAGTAACGGTAAGATTATATTACGAAAGGAGTATGTTGCTATGTCAACGATAAGAATTCGTAACATTCCCGTCGAAGTCGACATACGCGCTGAACTTGAAACGTTCGACTGGATACGACCTCGTTGGACAAACGATAAGCTAATCGCAGCAAGCCCTTTCCGGTATGATAAAACGCCTAGTTTCTTCGTCACACTCGAAGGCGAATACGCTGGCGCATGGGCCGATAGCGGTTTCTATGACGAAGAGTGGAAGTCGGGCGGATTCGTAAAGTTGCTATCGTTCTTGCGGAATGAAACGTACGAAGAAACCGAAGAGTACTTACTCGAATCGTATGCGACCGAATATAATACGGACGAGATTACGTTGACTGTTCCGAAGTTGTGCGTTATGTCACAGACGCGCCACTTAGACGAAGCTATACTCGAAAAATATCGGTATCGACATCCGTATTTGGAACGTAGAAAGATCCCCGAAAATATTCAGCGACTATATAACGTAGGATATGACCGCGATAGGCAGGCGGTTGTCCTTCCGTGGTATGATGCGCGAAACCGACTAGCGAACGTGAAGTATCGTAAGACACGCGGCAAGGTGTTCTTCTACGAAAAGGGCGGCAAACCTATTCGCGAGCTAGTTTACGGGCTTTCGATCGCGCATAAACGGAATATTAAAGTCGCTGCATTGGCGGAAGCGGAAGTCGATGCTATGACGTGGGCTAGCGAAGGAGTATTCGGAATAGCGACTGGCGGCGCTAACTTTACGGATGCTCAGGCGGAGCAAATCAAGCGGAGTCCGATCGAACGGTTAATAGTGGCGGGCGATAACGATAAGGCAGGGCGTAGATTTAACGAACAAGTTATCGGAAAATTGCGAGGATATGTTGCGTTAGAAGTCGTGACGGCGTATCCG